TCACGGTGCATCCAGCCCGTTGTGCTGCGTGTAGATCCACAGGAGCCGTCGAGTCAGAAGCGCGGTGTCCCGCATGTAGATGTACGCACCGAAGGTGGGGGTGCTCTCGGACGGTCGGCTCGTGTAGTCGACCAGGGTGTACCCCTCGCGGACCAGCGCCTCAACGTCCTGGTCCCCGTCCGCGCCCAGTTCCTCGCAGAGCAAGAGGTTCAGGTGACCGACGATGGCCGGCGTGGCGCCGTCCATTGCCGCGCGAGTCGTGGTGTCCATCCGCATAGCGAGGACGGATTCAGTGCGCGAGGAGATCTCCTCGACGTCGATGGGGAGCCCGTCGATCGCAGCGCCCTCGGCCGTCCCTAACGCCTTGCCGGTACTTGCCAAAGCCATCACTGCCCCCTCCGGGCAAGTTATGAGCGGTGCCCACAAAGCTAGGAAGGGAAAGGCGAAAGGCTCCAGGAGTGTGCCGGAACTTGCCCGACGTTCACCCCAGAGAATCGATGGCAGTGGTGATGAGTTCACGGGCTGCGGCGCCGTATACGGCAAGTTCCTTCAGCTCAGCGAACGTCTTGGCATACATGGCAAGCTCATGCTTCTGGACCACCGTCAGATGCGCAGACACCAGTTCGACCTTGACGGTATGGTCGTCGAACATGAAGAAGCCCTCGACCGGCATGAGCGGACGGTCGATGTCGCGGGGGATGATGCCGATGCTCACCCTGGGCAAGGCCATGGCGCTCAGCAGGTAGCCGATCTGACCTGCCATGACCTCTGTTCCACCGATCCGGTGGTAGAGGGCGGCCTCCTCCAAGATGATGGCGAAGGTGCGAGGCGTGTAGACGATCTTCTGCTTCTCAAGGCGGACCTCAACAGCCGAGTCCACGTCGTCGATGAGACCGCGACGGTCACGTATGGAGGTCAGCAACGCCTTGATGTATGCGCCGGTTTGAATCGGGCCAGGGATGAGCCACGGCGAGTAGAATCGAAAGTGCTCTGTCCGCTCCCAAAGAGGGAGTGCGGCTTCCTGAGCCCACTTAAGCCCGTGGCGCTCCATCTTGCGCCACTCGACGTACATGCCCTCGATTCCGCGGGCCGTCGTGACGAGATCCTCAGCTTCGCCTTCTGCGCCGCACGCGGTGCACCAATCGCGAAGGTCGCGCTCCGAGGGGGCTCGTGAGCCGCTCTCGAAGCGCGATGCCTTCGATTCGTGCCAGCCCAGATTCGCGGAAAGGGCTCGTTTGGTGAGTCCGGATGCCACCCGGATCTCTGCTAGGCGTTTCCCGAGCGCCTTGCGGGCGTCCTGCGCGCTCGAAGATGCCGGTTCCATGTTGGGGTGACGGTCCTATGCGAGGTGCTCAGCGTGCTTCGAACGCAGCGTGCGGGATCGCCCTGCTCCAGATGGCGTCGAAGGCTGACTCGCAGAGCTTCGCGATCTCCGGATCATCGGTGATCTCGGGCTCGGTGGGCTCGCCCTCTCCGTCAAAGTGGTTCAGGTACAGCAGCCGGGAATCGAACAGCCAGAAGTCGTTTCCCGGCACGAGCAGATCCGAAGCGTTCCGCCGAGGGAGCCACCGCACCTGCTCGCCCGCCGCGATGTTGAGTCCCTCGGTCACCTCGTGCTCGAAGCGGATGTACTCACTCACGGGCGTCGACACGATGCGCGCCCGGCGTACCTCGACACCCCGCGAGACCGCCTTCGAGACGATCGAGTGCCAGGCGGACCAGCGCTCGGCGGGGTCGATCGGCCTGCCGGCCTTCCAGTCGACGAAGGTCTCGTGCGTCTTGCTGTAGGCGTCGCGGGCTTCCAGGTGGACAGCGGTCCTCTGGCAGTCGCGGAACAGCTCCTTAAACGTCGGGGTGTTCGGCACGCTTCCTCACCTCCGGCTCGGCGTCCTTGGCGGCAGGCTCCCTGTCGCTCGCCAGGAAGAACTGCACCATATAGCGCGGGATCTCGACCACCGTCTCGTGCGGGGGGATGTTCATCTGCTTGAGCCGCTCCTCGTCCAGGACCGTGAACCCCTGGACGAGGTACCTGTCCTTCTTGTCGTCCAGGTAGACCGTGGGCGAGTTGCCGTCGGGGCTGTTCGGGTCTTTACCGAGCTTAATCAGGGCCATGATGACCTCCTCGGATGCCGGTAGCGATTCCTGTGCCAGAGCTTGCCCGGGACTTCGCTGGAGAGCGAGGACCTTGCCCGAACTTGCCAGAGCCGGGGAAGTTGACCTTACGTGGGACGAGAACGCTGCGACCAGCAGTGGTCCAGCCGCAGCGTTCCGGTGATGGCTGGTTTCAATCGCTGCTAGCCCAGCGTCAGATGGGCGACCAACCCCGAGCCCTCTCGTCGCCCCGAGGACCACACCTTCGGGTAGTGCTTTGATCAGGCTGCTTCCTCAATTTGGTCGTACCCGTCCACGTACGGAAAGCCGTTGAGGTGCGCGGCGAGCTTCCCGACCCCCCGTTCCAGGCGGTAGCGCACTGCTCGGCCGGTGACTCCGTCGCGGGCGGCTATCAGGTCGTCCGGCCAGTCGAGCGCGTACCGCAAGAACAGGGCCCGGCGCTCGCCGAGGGACAGCTCGCACGTCTTCCACGCCTGCCGGATGTCGGCGAGGTGGGCGAACAGGGTGCCCGCGGCTTTCTTGTCGACGGTGCCTCGGGGCATGTCGGCGTCCGGCGCCGTGGGATTGCGGATGCCGTACGCGGCTTCCACATCCCAGACGGCCGGCATGAGGTACTCGACCAGCGATCGGTTATAGCTGGTCATAGCCCACCTGCGCCGATGCGTTCGCAGGCCGCCTCGTAGGAGGTGTGCCGGGCTCGGCGCCGGGCCTGCGTCTTGATCAGGTCCGTCAGGTCGAGCACGAGGCGGTGGTAGAGCACTCCGAGGCCCAGCTCGGGGTCGGCGAGGCACTCGCGCACCATCGCGGGCTTCGTGGCGAGCAGGAGGACGGCCTCTTGGAACGCGTCGTCGTACTCCATGGTGAGCCGGTCCTCGTAGCCGTTCGCGATGCGTCGGGCGGCCCGGCCGGCAAGGGCCATCACGTCCGGCGTGAGGAGGGACCAGTCCGCGGATTCGTTCACCGGACCACCTCCTTCACAGGCACCGACCCGTCCTTGGTGACCATGACCATCAGGCCGGGGGCGCCTCGGGTGCCGGTGCGGTGGCGCCACCACGTCGATTCGGCCTCCATGGCGGGGACCTGGATGAACGTGCGCGGGCCGTCCGTGTCCACGAACTCGTGGTGCAGATGGCCAGCCAGCAGGACGTCGGCCTGGTGCATGGCGGAGGTCTTGTCGAAGCTCTGTCCCTTCCACCAGTCGAAGTGCTTGCCGGAGCGCCATTGGTGACCGTGCGCGTGCGCGACGACCGTCCCACTGCACTCGACGGTGACCGTCAACTCGTCGGTGTCGGGCACAAAGACTTCGACGTGTGCGTACTCCTCGCCCGCCAGGGCCAGGGCCTCGCCGACCGAGACCAAGGCGTCGGTGTCGTGGGAGTCGTCGTAGCGGGTCACGCCCTTGCCGCCCGGCCGCACGGCCTCGCCGTGGTTCCCGGGAACGGCGACGACCGTCAGGCGGGCGGCGAGCGGGGCGAGCTTGAGCACGGCGTGCGCCATCAGGCGCCGGGTCAGCCGGATCTGCTCGGTGAGAGTGAGCTGCGTTCTCCAGGTATTCGCCCCGCCCTGCGAGACGAAGCCTTCGATGTGATCACCCAACCAGGCCAGGTGAACGTGGTCGATGGCGAAGCGCTTGCGGTACTCCGCGAGCAGGTCGGCGGCCTTGTCGATGCAGTCCATCGCGCGGCGGATCGTACCTTCGGGACCGTCGCTGTCGATCTTGCCGAACTGCATGTCGCCGAGTGCGACCACGTAGGTCCACTCGCCCTCGGTGTCCACTGCGGTGCGGACGGCCGGGGGATGTTGCTCGAAGACGGCAAGCAGCTCGTCGAGGCTGGGTCGCTCGGCGCGCCGGGCCTTACGGCGGCTGAAGGAAAACCGGGCGCTCACGCCGGGTTCTCCGGTCGGCATGGTCCACTCGCTCGACCTGAATCCGGTGACCTCCCAGTCGGCCGGGTCGAGGCGGTGGGCGCGCAGGACATCGGTGGCCGAGGAGTCCGGGTCCATCTCCACGGGGCCGCGTACGGTGACCTCGGCCGCGTCGCCGGAGACTTCGATCTGCCGCGTGTAGTCGCGGTCTGGGTCGGTCTGACGGGCGGCTATGGGCGGTGGGGTGGGCGTGGCCAGCAGGTCGGCCAGCAGGGTGTCAGTCACAGGTTAACTAAGCCTCCATGAGAGAGCGTCGGTACGTGCGGATGGTGGACGCGCTGACGGTGTGGCCGTGCTTCCGCAGCACCAGGGCGAGCCGCTCGGCCGAGGAGCCGTCCAGGAGCCGGATCACCACGGACTCGCGCTCGTTGGGCTCCAACTCGTCGTAGATGCGCTGAAGGGTCGGGCCGGGGTTCCCGGGCAGCCCCTCGTTCACGCGGCCTCCCGTTCGATGGACTCCACCGCGGCCACGGCGAGGGCCGCCAGTCGGACAAGGCCGCCGCGTACGTGCTTGGGGTCCTGCTCGGCCAGGGCGCCGAAGGCTCCGGCGAGGAGCGTGGAGTCCCAGCCCGGCACGCCGTCCAGGTCACGGCTGGTGTCGATCGCGCGCCAGCGGTTCGCCTCCTGCTGGTGGTGGTCGCGGCCCTTGTGCGGATGCCGGCCGCCAGCCAGGGGCACGTGACGTTCGTCGATGTCCTTCCGGGCCGCGCGGACCTCGGAGAGGATCGCGGTTACGGATGCCGGCCGCTTCGTCTTGGGGTCGGTCACTTCTCGTCCTCCTTGGTCAGCGCGAGGAGGGCCTGCGCGCCCCCCTGCGTGTAGGTCTCGGTCACGTCGCCGAGCCGCAGCCGCATGCCGCGAGCGGAACGGGGGAGCGAGCGGCAGACCTTCGCGGTGAACTCCGAACCCGCATCGTCGGGGTCGCCCCAGACGCGGATCTTGTTGAACCCGGCGAGCATGCGCCGATGGCGGCCCAGCCACAGGGCGGCGCCGGGAATGGCGACCGCGTGGAGGCCGATCTTGCGCAGGATGATCCGGTCGAGCTCGCCCTCGGTGACGTCGATGGTGTCCCCGGCCGTGTGCACCGAGTCGACCCCGTACATCCGGGGCGGGTCGTCCTTGATGGTGTTGTACTTGCCGTGAAAGTGCGCCCGATGGTCGTGGTCTTCGAGGCAGCGGAAGCGGATGGTGAGGGGCTGCCCGGTATGCGACAGGTAGGGGATGGCGAGCATTCCGCGGAATCGCTCATGCCCGGGGAAGGAGTCGTTACCGACGACGCCAAGCCGGTATGTAGCCGCCTCCGCCCTTCCGATCCCTCGGTTCAGCAGATACCTTGCGGCGTCCGGCGTAAGTGCTGCCTGATAGGTGCTCGTTGCCTCTTCCAGCATCGCTCGTTGCGAGGCCGAGAGAGGCTGCAAGAGACTTGGCTCCGACAAAAGTTATCCCATTCCTGTTTACGGTCGTCTCGTAGTCGATGATGAATTCGTAGCTGTCGCCTGCTTGTTGGCAGGAGTGGCACTTCCACACCTGCCGGTCGAGGTTGTAGGAGAAGCTCGGGGTCCTGTCCTCGTGCAGTGGGCACGGGGCCATGCCGGTAGCTCGCTGGGGGTTGTAGTCGAGGCCGTAGTGCTCGAAGACCGCTTCGAGCGTCGGCTTCTCCTGCTCCCGGCCCTCGCCGCCTCGGTCGACGCGTCTGAAGTTCATGGCAGCATCCATTCCAGGTCACCCACGGGCACCTCGTAGAACTCCTCTATTGCCAGCACGAGTTGGGCGTCGAACTCGCGGTCGTTGAGACTGCCTCGAATCCGAAGGCTTCCTCAGCGGGGATCACGCGATCTGTTCCCCCCGGAAGAAGCCGCCGAGGGTGTCGTAGCCGAGATCACCGAGGCCCTGCGGTTCGGTGAATTCGGCGAACAGGTCGCCCAGCTCCTTCGCCAGGCGCACCAGCTCGGCTTCCTCCTCGTACGTGATCACTCGGGGTCCAGGCCGAAATACTCCTCGACGGTGGTGAGGACGAATGCTTTTCTCCAGGACTTCCCGCGCCGCTTGACCACCACCACCGAGTCCACGAGGTCCGGGTCGAGGCCGCGGTGCCCGGCGAAGTTGGCCCGCTCGCGCATCGCCTCGTCGAGGAAGGGGCCGGGTTCGAATTTCGCGTTCTTGGCCTCGATCACCAGGAAGCGGCCGTCGCCCTCCCGGATGACCATGTCGCCCTCGTCCTCGGTGCCGGCCAGTCGCAGGCTCTCCACGTCCTCGCCAGCAGCCCGCAGGCCCTCGCGCAGGTCGGTCTCCCACATCGCGCCCTTGCGCTTGTTCGCCCGGTTGCGGTTTGCTATCTCGGTCACAGGTTCACACATCTCCTCAAAGAAACGCCCGCTCCTGCGGGCTTGATACAGGTTAACACGTTAGGCCGCTTCAAGGATCTTCGTTGGCGACCAGGGCTTCGAGGGTGAGGCGAGAGGGATACGTGTCTCCAGCTTGGAGAATCGCGTCACCTCCGGGTGGCACCGCATCGACGCGTACCGCTTCCCCGTCGGGTCACACGCGCCCATGCGCTGTTTGATCACCGCGACCCGGTACTCGTACGAGGTCGGGTCCAGCGCCACCGACAACGAAAGCTCCGGTTTCTCCGACAGTCCGCCCTTGACCTGATCACGGGACGGCGGCGCCCACGGGTCGGACTTCGCCTCCCAGGACTTGTCCGAGGCGTGATGCAGGACGATCACCGTCGCGCCGGTCGCGCGGGCCAGCTCGGTGAGGTTGCTCATCACCGACATCTGCTCCGTGTAGTCCGACTCGGCCCCGTCGAAATCCATCAAATTGTCGAACACGAAGACCTGCGGGAACGCGTCCCACAGCTCGATGAACGCCTCCAGCTCCTCGTCGACCGCCTTCCACGTGATCGGGCTGCCGAAGGCGAAGGTGATGTTCGAGCCCGCGAGCGCGGACAGGTAATCCTGGCGGTGCCGGCCGCCAGCCGCCATGCCGGCCTCGACCATCTCGGTCGTGTCGCCGGTCGCCATCGACGCGAGCCGGGAGGACGCGGTGAAGGCAGACATGTCGGCGCTGAAGTACAAGGTGGGCAGGTTCATCTGCGCCGCCCAGTACAAGGCGAAACCGGACTTCTGCGTGCCGCTTCGACCGGCGATCATCACGACTTCGCCGTGACGGGGGCGGCAGCCGAGTGCGTACAGCGCCTCGAAGGCCGGCACGCGGGGCAGTTCCTTGCCGGACTCGGCGTGCAGGGCAAGTGACCGTGCAGGGGTGAGCAATCCAGGGATCTCCTCTCAGGGGGCGAGGGGGCCGACCCGGAGGTCGGCCCCTACCTCGCACGGGTCAGTCGAAGTCGGGCGCCTCGGCGACGGCCGCGTTCACCGCGGCTTCGCGCTTGGTGGCGTAGTCGATGACGGCCTGGCGGACCGATGCATCCGCGACCGGCCGCCACACCCACGCCGGATGGCCCCCAGGTCGCTTCGCGGGAACCTGGGCCAGGGAGACGATCGTCGCTCCGCCGACGACGGTCTCAAGGTCACGGGCGAGGAGCGTCTGCTCGACTCGCGTGCCCTTGTTGATCTCGGGGTTGAGGGCGTCGAGCTGCTCGCGGGTCTTGAAGACCGTGATGTCGCACAGGGCCGAGTCCTTCGGCCCGTTGGGGGTGGGGCGCTGCCGGTCGTAGGAGTTGACCTCGACGAGGATGGCGAGGGCGTCAAGGTTGTCCTTGGGCTTGAACCAGCCGCCGCCCTGGGTGGGGATGTCGATGAAGTTCAGGGTCACTAAGTTCGTCTCCTGGTGTTCGGTTACTCGTTGATGCAGTGGGCGGGCGCGTCGCCCGCCTCGGTGGCCCACAGCCCGTACGGGGCTGCGACCCAGGTCCAGATGGACGCCGCGAGCAAGGCCGCGGCGACAGTCACGGCGAGGACGGGGCGGGTCCTCATACCGCCTTCAGCTCCCGACCCTTGGCCTTGTAGGCGGCCATGACGGACGGGTCGGCGAAGAAGGACTGGTTGGAGGCCCATAGCCGCTGGAGGTCCGCGATGCTGGCCTGCTTGGCGATCTCGCCCAGAATCCAGCCGTGCGGCTCCTCCTTGGCGTCCGGCTGCTCGGCCTGCGCCCACGGGTCCGGGGCGCCGGTCGCCTGTGCGGGCGCAGCCTGCTCGGGGACGATCCGGCCGCCGAGCAGACCGGCGATGTTGCCGGTGCCGTGCGCGATGCTGGTGGCCTCCACGACCAGCTCACTGAGCGACAGGTTTGTTACAGGTTCACTATCGAAGCCGAAATAATCGACGATCTGGGCGCGGACGACCTCCGAAGGGCCCCGGAAGACGGCCCATGTGTCCTTGTAGCCCTCGCCGTACTTGATGGTCACGCTGATGCCGTGTTCGTGCGACTGACTCACTCCGCCCTCTCTCGATTGCTGTTACAGGTTAACACTGTGGATCGTCTTATGCGGCCTGCGGTCGGGTGATACGGCTCACCCACGGGCGCATGGCGTGCCGGACGCCGCGCATCTGCCGGACATCGCGAGCGAGCTTGGCGGCCCGCCAGCCGATCTCCAAGTCCACCCAGTACAGGGTGCATTCGCCCGACCCGGCAGGCAGGTGGACGATCACGCCCCACTGCTGCGAGACGGCGGGCAGCGGGGTGTACGCTCTCGCCGCCTCGTCGGCTGGCACGGAGGTCTTCTTCCAGGCGGCCAGCGCCTTCTTGTCCCCGGCGTCCACGGGGAAATGGGTGTGGTCGTAGAACTCGCCGCGCGAGTACACCGCGAGCTGGCTGGCCATCTTCAGTGCGCCGTACTCGACGGAGCCGGTCTTCAAGTCGCCGATGAACAAGCCCTCCACGGGCTCGCCGTCCGGGCCGGGGCCGCTGTATTCGAGAAGGCGGTCGAAGGTGCCGCCCACGCCCAGCTCGGGAACGACGACGAACCGCTCCACGGCTTTGACCTCGAAGTCGACGGTCTCGGCCATGTACGCGGACATGTCCCGCAGGTCGAGCTGCGAGGCGGTGGCCGGCAGAGGGTCGCCGCGGTCGACGTACTCGGACAGGGTGTGCAGGTGCGTGCCGCGCTCGCGCTTGGCGTGCGCTCCGGACAGGTCCACCGCCCGGTCGGCCAGGGCGTTGAGCTGACGCTTGCCGTCGGCGCTCTCGGGGTTCAGGCCGCGTGCCGCATCCAGGATGGACGGCTGGCGTGCGGCGCCGACCAGGGTCATGCGCCTGCCCCAGGTGCTCAGGGCTGTCTTGTCCTCGATCGCATCGATGAACGTTGTCGTCCTGGTCAAGGACTGCGGTTTCCCGCCCGCCTTCGGGACAACCAGCGGACGGTCCCACCCGTCGCGGGGAACACCCGACGCGGGTGTGGGGATGTCGATGAATCGCACAGCTAAGCGGCCCCTTCAAAGTGGTCGACTCGGGCGAGCTCCATCCGGATACGCCCGTCGTCGAGGAAGAACGGTTCACCTTCGTCCTCATCGATCGGCTTGAGGCCCATGGCCTCAAGGGTGTCGAGGGCCGAGCGCACCGTATTTGGTCTCACGTCCGGATCGAGGGTCATGTGGTACTCCCACTCCTCGTCGTTGACGTACAGCGCGACGCCTTCCGCGACGCGCAGGGTGTCCCCCCGGGACACAGTTGCGCTCATCAGGTAAAAGTTCCTTCTATGAACCTGTGACTTCCATAGTTGTATGTGGCGTTTAAACCTGTGTCAACTCTTTTGTCTACTTCCCCCGGTATCCCCTGACCTGCCCCTTAAGGGTTACTCCACAGTATGCGGAAGGTGTACTTCCGGACTCAGCCTGGAGAACGAGAAACCCCCGCCGGTTCTCCGACGGGGGGATGATACGAACAAGCGTTCGAGGATGACTCAGTTCCGGGGCTTCCGCCCACTGGCCTTCTGCGGCGGGTGAATCAGCTCGTGGTCACCCTCGGCGCGAGGGATGAGGAACCACCCGTCGGCCGTGTCCGGGTCGTAGTGGACGACCAGCTTCTCGGCCTCCAACTCCGCCTTCCAGGAGGCCAGACGCTTCTTGTCGGTCGCGGTGAGCTCCTCGCCGGCAAGCCTGCGGCCCTCGGCGCGCAGCATCATCACTGGGTACGCGTAGCGGTGCTCTTCCTTGACCATCCAGGGGATGAGGTCCGTGTTGCGGACGTTCCGCCGTGGAAGCTTCTTGCGACTGCGGAAGGTCGACCACATCGCTCTGGTCGTCTCGGTGTTGTACTTCGTTTTGTACTCCTGGATCATCCAGTCGTACGTCTTTCCCTCGCGGAACCAGCGGAGGACCTCGTCCTCGTCGACGATCTTCTTGGCGCCCATCGTCCTCCCTCCGTCTCACGTTCACTCATGCTTGAGGATGATCAGTTCCATAGCCATGGTTGCGTAAGGTTCACTGAGCTGTCAAACTGTGACAGACAAGATCGTCGGCGCTGGAACGCTGACGACATACATAAAAGGGCCCCGACCTGCGCTGGAAACGCTGACCGGGGCCGTGCCCGTCCTGCGCTGGAACGCCGGTCGGGCCCGACACCAGGAGATGTGACCTCCCAGTGCGTATTCAGCGTACCCCGCGCCGTGCAAACTTCACGGTGCTGGGCAATGACGTGCTTCGCAACCGCGAGCTGTCCTTCACGGCCCGAGGCGTCCTCGGCTACCTGCTCAGCCTTCCCGACGGCGCCGACGAAGACGTGCGCAAGCTCGCCGACAAGAACCCGCGGATCGGCCGCAAGGGCATCCGGGACGCCGTGGACGAGCTGATAGCCAAGCGCTACTACTTCCGCCACACCTACCGGGACGACCGGGGCCGGGTCCGCACCGACACCTATGTCTTCGACACCCCGCAGGACACCTTCTCCCCGGTTCCCTCCGCGCCGGGAACCGGCCCCACGACGCCCGGGGCTGCGGGAACGTCCCCTTCGGGGATAAAGGACTCCGGTAAGGACAGGGGAAACACCCCTCCCAACCCTCCCGCCGAACAGACCGCGCCCGCCGCGTCGCCGACTGCGAGGGAGGGCACCAGCGGAACGCAGGACAAGGACCTCGCCGAGGCCGCTCGCATCCTGCGCCGCCTCGCTGCGATCGACAGCCGTCTGAAGCTGTCCGAGCGACACGTGGCCAAGCTCGCCCCCGAGGTCGCTGACTGGCTCGACCGGGGCGCCACCATCGCCGAGATCACCGACGCCGTGACCCAGGGCCTTCCCCCGAAGGTCTACTCCGCCTCGCGCCTGATCTCTGACCGCCTCGACCGGAAGCGCCCCGAGCGCAAGCGGCAGTGGAAGACCTACGCCGACTGCGAGACCGGGTGCGGCGGCCTGCTGCCCGCTGGCCAGGAGGCCGGCATCTGCGCCGACTGCGCCCTCGGCACCACCACGTACTTCGAGATCGACTGCACCTCCGGCGAGGTCACCGAGGCCCCGGACGCTCCCGCGACCGAGCCGCTGATCGGCGGCCCCAACGCCGCCTGGCGTGCTGCCCGCGCGGCCATGCGCACCGCCTGACGGCCTCCTCGACCTCTCCCCGCACCACCTTGAAAGGCACAGCCATGCCCAAGCACGCCCGCCTGCCCTGGTACGCCTACGTCGTCGGCGCCGTCGTCCTCGTCGTCGCCCTGGCCATGTCCGCCCCCGGCGAGTACCAGCTCGCCCGCGCCGCCGGATGGGACGAGTGGGTCGCAGCCGGCATGCCGGTCTGCATGTCCGTGTACACCGCCTTCGCCGTCTGGTTCGTCGAGACCCGCCGCAAGGGGGAGAAGGGCCGTGGCACGGCCATAGTGGGCGCGATCCTCGCCCTTGGCATGACCCTCTCCGGTCAGGTCGTCGCGCACTGGATCTCCGCCGGATACATGGAGTCGTCCATGGCGCTGACCGCCGCCGTCTCCTCGGTGCCTTCGATCGTCGTCGGGCACGTCGCCCACATGATCATCCGGGCGGCCCGTCCAGAGATGGCCGCGCAGCCGCACGTGGCCGAGCAGGACCTCCAGGACCAGCAGAACGAGCCGACCGTCGACGAGCCGGTGCAGCCGACCCTCGACGGTGACACCCCGGTCGACGAGGTGGCCCAGGCCCGCGCCCGCCGCCGCCCCGGCCGTCCCGGGCCGTCCCTGGATGAGCTGCGCGCTGCCGCCATGAGGATCAAGGCCGAGGGGCAGAAGGTCACCGGACCGGCCCTCGCTAAGGCCCTGGGCCGCGACCGCCGCCAGGGCTCGCGCTACCTTGCCCGGCTCAACGCCGCCCCGACCGCCTGAACAGGACCGCCGCAGCGCTCGCCGTACGGGACAATCTCCGAGACGGAACGTCCCGTACGGCGAGGAGATATAAGACGTGGAAGTGCAGGTCACCATGCTCGTGTGCGACGCATGCGAACGACGGGACGTACCCGCCAAGAAGTACACGCTCGCCGTGGACGGCGGTGAGTCGATCCGGAAGGACCTGTGTCTCGACGACGCGGCCCCCCTGATCAAGCTGTTCTGGCCCGAAGCGCCCGTCACCGACTTCACGCAGCCGGAGACCGAGGTCCCCGCTCCCGAGCCGGCCATCGAAGAGGCAGCGCCCGAAGCGGCTCCGGCGAAGAAGGCGGCCCCCGCCAAGAAGACCGCCGCGCCGAAGAAGGCGGCGGCCAAGAAGACGACCGCGAGGAAGGCGGCAGTGAAGAAGGCCGCCGCCAAGAAGACAACGACGAAGAAGGCCGTCGCCAAGAAGACGACGGGCCGGGGACGCCTCGGGGCCCGGAAGACGACCCTGGAGGAGATCGCGGCTGAGAAGGCCCAGAAAGCGGCCAGCGGCGACTGAAACGCAGAAAGGCCCCCGCCGACCACGTGGGCCAGCGGGGGCTGAGGGTTACTGCGGCTCTTCCTGGGAGTCGTCCTCGCTCGGGGCGACCACGCCGAGAGCCGTGAGGATCTGCACGATCACGGCCACTTCCGGGCTGTCGGCGTAGACGATGGACGCGATGCTGACCACCACACCCAGCGCGGCGAGGGCCGCACCGACGCGCGAGCGGTACCGGACGGGAAGCAGAGCGACCAGGCTGACCGGCTTGAAGCCGGGCGTCTTCATCTTGCTCATCGTCGACCAGCCTCCTTCTGAAGCTCGGCCCACCCACGGCCGCCGATCGCCACGTCCCGGGAAACGCCAGTGCTCTTCAGCGAGGGGTTCGCGTCGTGGAAGCGGGCCACGGCCCCCTCGGTGTTCACGCCGTAGAAGTCGGTGACCGCGCCCTTGATCGGTCCGTAGCCCGCCGCGATCAGCAGCCGCTGAAGCTCACGGACCTGCGGGTGCCGGGCGCCGGGCGTCACCCCCGCCGCGAGGGCGGTGACACCGCCACCGTCACCGCCTCCGGAGGAACCGGCCGGCATACCGTCCTGCACCCAGGCGTACAGCCGACGGCCGGGGCACTCGGTCGCGAAACCGTCCTTGTGACCCTTCTTCGCCAGGGCCCGACCGGTCTTTCGGCACGCCTCGTCGTACAGGGCACGGGTCGCGGCGAGAGCCTTCGCCGAGGGCTCCTGGTCGCCGCCGATCGCGACCTGGACGCCGATGCCGGAGACGTTGTGATTGGGGCAGTGGGCGCCCTGAAGGGTCCACCCGCGCCCCTCGAAAATGGTGCCGTCCTGGTCGACGACGAAGTTGTAGCCGATCCCGGCCCACCCCTGGCCGAGGTGGCTCCGCTCGATGGCCTGCGGGACCGAGCTGCCGGTCCGGGTGATGTGGTCCGCGCCGTCGTAGTGAACGAAGAACTCGGTCCGCTGGGACAGGGACGCAGTGTTGGGCGAGCCGTCCCAGGGCTTCGCGCCCCAGTCCTTACGGGACACAATGCTGATGCTCAAAAGAGGGGACTCCTCCAGATAGATGAAAGGCCCTGTCCCGCGAGAGCGGGCAGGGCCGTGATGGGCTGGTTGGTTCAGCCGGGCGTGGAGACAGAAGTCGACAGGTGCACGTCGAGCCGCTCAGAGACGGCCAGGCGTTCTGTCCTCTCGTGGGCCAGGTCTGTGCGCAACGCGGCGATGTCCCGGCTGTGCTGGGTCTGACCGTCGAGGACGCGATCAAGTCCTCGGATCACCCGGTCCACGTCGTCGCGCAAATTCGTGGAGTGATCGTTCGAGACCTGTTCCCGGGCCTCCTGGGCGTGCTCGCGCACCTCGGCCAGCGCGGTTCCCTGGCGTCGCACGAGCTCGACGAGGACGCCGACCAGGGCCACGGTGATGGCCCCGCCGGCAGAGACGAAGGCGACCTGCACCGAGGGCTCAAGAGGCACGGGACATCTCCTCGACGAGGGCCTCCAAGCGTTCGATCCGAGCGGCCTGGTCCTGCACGACAGGCAGGAGGGCCACGCTCAAGAGGTCGTACCGGAGGGCGTCAATACGTCCCTCTTCGTCGTAGGTGACGATCTCCGGGAGCGTCTCGGCGGCCTCCTCGGCGATGAGGCCGAACTCGCCCCGTGCGTAGTCGCCTCCTGTTTCGTCCGGGCGTCGGTCGTAGACGCGGGGACGCAGGGACAGAACTGCCTCGGGGGCGATGTCGATGTCCCGGATGTTCTGCTTGAAGCGGCGCGAGCTGGTGTTGCGGCAGAACTGCCCGGAGCCATTGACCCACACCGCGTAGTACGTCCCCGAGCCGGATACCGACGAGCTGTGTGCGCGCTTGGTCCCGTTGGACCACGCGATCGTGTCCCCGGATTCGAGGTACGAGCCGTGGGAGTGGGAGCTCGGCGGGAACGTGCTCGGCTTGTCCGAGATCGACGACCACGAGTGCGAGTGCGTCGCGGGCGGATATGTGCTCGGTGTGCCGGTGATGTCGCCCCAGGGATGCTTGTGTGCGGACGGGGGCAGCGACACCGGAGGGTCGGTGATGTCCGACCACTGGTGCGAGTGGGAGGAGGGCGAGAAGGTGGCGGGCTTGCCGGTCAGGCTCGACCAGGAGACGGACGCGACCAGAGGTGTCCACGCCGTCCCGTTCCAGAACTCCCACACGCTCGTGTCGTAGTTCAGGCCGAGCTTGCCCAGGCGCGGAGTGACCGGCCGGGTCGTGGTGACCCACGCGCCGACAGACTGACCGACGAACCGGCGGTCGCCGCTCACCGCGGCCGACGTGACGGCGGTGATGTTCGCGCCGACCGTGACGGTCGCAAGGGGCAGCTCGTAGATGCCGGTGTCGGTCTGCGTCATCGCGGGAGCGCTGCCTCCCGCAGCGCCCTGCACGACGGTGAGGGTGATGCTGTTCGCGGCGGGGTCGAGACGGAGGGCCACGCGGTCGTACCGGGTGGACGTGCCGGCCGCCGCGATCGGCAGCGTCTCCACGGCGGTGGACAGAACGGCGTGCCCACGCACGATCGCGAAGCCCGGCTGCACCTTCACCGACATGGCGGCGCCATCTGCGCTCACCTGGAAGGCGTTGGCCCAGGCAGACGCTGCGATGCCGCTGTCCACGAACTCGCGGAAGAGCTGAGAGAACTGCGACTCAGTGACGGACTGGCCGTCGAAGGGATAGGACGTGATCGCCAAGGGCGAGCTCCTTTCAGAGGGTGCGGTCCTCAGCGACGCGCAGCGAGGGGAACAGGGACTCCAGATCGGTCGGCAGAGCGCCGCGGATTGCCGTCACGCCCGCGCGGAGGATCGCCTCGCGCTCCTCGGGCGTCAGGTCGGGATACGAGGCGAACGGCTCGCTGATGGTGATCTCCACCGTGCCGAAGATCTTCTGTACCTCGCCTGTCGGGTGAAGGGGGACGGTGGCTGAGATGGCTTTCACACAGGGCCTTTCGTCACGCGAGGGCCGCCCAGAAGCGGTTGGCCCCGTTGAGCATGGAACTGACAGTGATCGAGGCGGGGGCGCTCGCGCCGCCCGAGGTGTAATAGCCGAACCGCTTCAGCGTGTTCAGGCCGAACCAGTTCGGCGGTGCACCCGCGCTGGACTCGGCCGCCAGGAGCATCGGACCGTCGCCGGTCGAGGTGTTGTACTGCATGCGCCAAGCGATGTAGTAGGTCCCGGCCGCCAGCGTGACGGCGGACGTGAGGGGCGAGCTGATGGCCGCGCCACCCCCGGTGTGGACCTCCGCCGGTTCGTACGTCGCCGTCGACATGTCCTCGGTGGCTCCCGCGCGGTTACCGCTCGCGTCGTAGATCGCGGCCCAGGAGCCGGAGGCCAGGCCGCCTGCGTACCCGGTGGCGTGCCAGACGATGCGGCTCACCTGGGCGGACTGCCGCAGGCGTACGGCCGTGACGCGGATTGGGCCCGAGCCGGGGTAGAGGCCGATGCTGGTGGCCACCGCCGGGTCGAAGGCCCATGCCACGAGTCCGTGGTCCTCCGGCCCCCACGTGTTCGAGACGGCGTCGGGGAGCTGGGCGGCCGGCACGCGGCCGGAGGCGTCCAGGGAGGCGACACCGCTTGCGGCGCCGCGCGTGGAGACCTTGACGTACGTTGCGCCGAGGTCGGGGAGGTTCGCGGTGGGTACGTTGCCGAAGGCGTTGAGAGGGGCCACCCCGTTGGCGGCGCCCTTCTCGGCCGAGTCCACGGCGCCCACGTTGGCCGCGGTGAGCGTGATGGAGGCGGCGCTGATGCCGCACACCGACTGAACTACACCCGCCGACCCCGCCGGTCCCTGCGGCCCCGTCGCTCCCTGGGGACCGGCCGAACCTGTATCACCCTTGGGCCCTTGCGTCCCTGTGGGTCCGGCTGGGCCGGTGTCGCCCTTCGCGCCCTGTGGGCCTGTCGGCCCGGCCGGACCGGTGGGCCCGGCATCCCCCTTGGGGCCCTGCGGTCCGGCGGCTCCGGTGTCGCCCTTCGGGCCTTGGGCACCGGTCGCTCCGGTGGGGCCGATGACTCCCTTGTCTTCGGGGGCGGGCCACACGCTGAGGCTCATCAGACCACCTCCACGCCGCTGATGTGCAGGTGTGCGCGGGCACCTGAACCCCGCACGTTGATGAGCTCGCCCGGGTTGAGTACCTGGCGGACGTCGAGGGTGAGAACGCCGGACGGCGCGATGCCCACGCCGGAAAGCAGGGCAGTGTCGCCCACGTGCACGCTGACGCTGGCGGCGGTCGTCTCCGGGTTGCTGGCGACGATGTTCGTCACGACGGCGAGGCCAGGGTCGGGCACTTTGTAGACGTCGTGCCAGGACGCGGGGACGCTGCCCCGGAAGAAGGCTTTGGGCGTGTGCGCCACTACAGAGCTCCCATGAGGTTCATGACTTGACCGGCGGGATCAGTCCCGCCCTCAGCTGTGCGTTCCAGCGCGGAGACGCGGCGCTCGGTGTTCTGCGAGCGCTGAGCGGACGCGGCCCGGGGGTTGAACCCCGTCGGATCGCCGAAGATCGCGCCGACCTTGAAGCCCTCGTCGCCCGCCTTGAGGACCATGCCGGTGACGGGGGCCGTCAGCTCTTGGCCGCCTGCGACGACGCAGACGCGATCACCGAGGCCCCAGTCGACGCCGAACTCCATGAAGTCGCTGTCGTCGACCGGTACGGCTTGGACGGCGGTCCGGGTGAAGCCCTCGTCGGCCAGCACCTCGTCGCCCGCTTGCTTGAGCTCCTTGGCGTCATTGGTGTTGCGCTGGTCGACGAACTTCTCGATCCTCCGTCCCCAGTCGCCCTCTGCCTCCACCGAGGCGGCGTTGTCGACGGGGACGAACGTGCGGGCCTCCTGCTCGCCCTGGCCTGCGACGATGACGCGGGTTGCGCCCGGCGTGGAGACCGAGACGCGTTGCCCGGCGAGCGTGCCGGCCAGCACGTCGAGCCGGACCTCACGGGAACGGTCGGCTACCTGGAAGGTCTCGAACTGGAGGTTCGAGCCGCGCTGCACGATGCGGAAGCCGAGATCGGCCACGGCCGCGATGCCGGTCAGCAACTCGCCCAGCGTCGGGAACCGGGCGCTCTTGGAGATGACCGGTCCCCGGGCGCCGTTCGGGCCCATGATCAGCCCCGCGCGGCGTCGTGCCGCCGGGGCACCAGGCCCGCAGTTGGCGTTGACGTACGCGTGCATCAGCGTCTCGGCCGGACCGCTGCGCTCGTCGTGCCCGACCTTCTGAGTGGTCACGTCTGCGTTCGCGGGCTCCGGCCAGGCGAGCATGTCGAGGAGGATCACTGAGTCCGAGACGCCCTCGAAGACGATGGAGCCGAAGCGGTCCTCGGGGCTGGCCGCGTACTCGGACGAGGCCACCGGTCCGGACATCAGCACGTCGCCGGGGCCTGTGATGACCAGGCCCGCGCCGGGCAGGCGGAGGGTGTCGGCGAGCGGGTGCTCGCTGGGCAACGTTGCCTTCCAGGAGCCGACGTTGTTGAACTTGTCCTCCAGCTCCAGCGACAGGTCCTCGGGCCTGATCAGTCCTACCCTGGTCAGGGTTCGGTCCCGCACTTCGACGGTGAGGTGGTCGAGCTTCAGTCAGATCACCATCCAGCGGCGCGGGCGCCAAGAGCAGACGATTCGGGAGGCCGCGGTGGTGTCGAGGAGGCGGACCGTCGCGGTCGAGACACCGGGCGGCACGGTCCAGAACCGGGGCGCGGTGTCGAGCAGGGCGTAACGATTCGCCCCCTTGCCGTCCTTCACGGTGCCGTTGCGGGTGTCCACGACGAGCTTCTCCGTGGCCGACAGGGAGCCGGTCCAGCGCAGCGTCTCGCCGGTCGGGGATGTCACCGTGAGGTCCCGGCCGGGCCCGTAGATCTCCCACACGGGGTAGGCCGGCACATCGCCGAGGTTGTCGAGCTGGATCTCGCCGATGGCCTGCGACGCCGCGAGTGGCATCGACACCAGTGACGACAGGAACGGCTTCGCGCCGGGGTCGCCCCCGACCCGCTGCGTCGAGACGGTGCTCGCTGTGAAGTACGGGTCGGGGGCGCGGAACGAGATCGTGGTCTGCACGTCGTTCGTCGAGGCGAGCTCGATCTCGCCGCCCCCCGTCCGGTAGACGGGGGTCGACCAGCGCACCCCCTCGTCGTCGACCAGGACGAGCGAGCACTCCTGCGCGACGGCTCGCGCCAGGCGCGAGATCAGCGAGCGCAAGTGGTGCCGGTTCCGGCCGACGATGTCGAGGGGCATGTCGAGGTCACGGGGCAGAACGCGCTGCCCCCGGAAGCGGGAGCCGTCTCCGGCCCCCTCCAGCCACTGCGCATTCACGGACGGCAGGCCGAAGCCGGTCGCCCCGGCCGTGGCCTGGTATCCGAATCCGTCGGCTGCCACCCCGTTGAGGTCGAGCGCGTCCCGCTCGGTCTCCAACAGGAGTGCAGTCACTCAGTCACCACCCCACCATTCGTGCGCGGTGGGACGCCGCGAACAGCTCCTCGTGGGAGCTGAGCGAACTTCCCGCTGCCGCGTAGTAGTTGAGAACCTTGGTCACCCCGCCACCTCCGGCAGGGCCGAGGCCGCCTGTGACGGCGGCGGACGCCGACCGCGCCGCGCTGGCGTAGTCGGTCGAGCTGGGGCGAGCGGTGATGGCGTCAACCGCCTTGGCCACCCGCCCGGATTCGCTCTCGATGCCCCGGGCGAAGCCCTGGCCGACGTAGCTGCCGAGCTGGGCGAAGACGCGGCTCGGCGAGTGGATGCCGAGGCTCGTTTTGATCGCGGCCACCATGGCGTCGGCGATCGTGAGCATCTGCCGCTCGATCGCCTTCTGGCGGGCCTCCAGGCCCTTGACGATGCCGTCGGCCACCGCGATGCCGTTGGCGTACATCGCGTCGCTTGCCGTCTTCCCGGCCTGCTTGGCGTACTTGGCGAGCTCGGCCTGCAACTTGTTGATCTCGTCGATGCCGCTCTTGCCGGCCGCGGCGATCGACTCGGCTGCGGCGAGGCCCGCGTCGGGGCCAGCACTCGCGATCTGGTCGATCGCCGTCTGAGAGAGCCCCTTGGCCTTGAGGACCGCGAGCGCCTTGGCGAAGCGGCGCGCCTGATCGACGGCCTGCTTGAGGTCCGTGACGATGCCGCCGAAGGAGCTGTCCTTCGCCTTCGTCACGTCGCCCGTGGCGATGATCCGGTCAGCGACCCGCCCCGCGTAGTCCTTGGCCTGCTCGCGCAGCTTGTCGAGCTTGTCGCGGGCCGCTTCGAGGCGCTTCGATCCCGCGTCCCACTGGGCCGCGAGCTTCAGGAGCTGAGTGCGGTCCCGGTTGATCCGGTCCTTCAACCCCTGGGAGGCGTTCTTCGGGATCTTCGCCGTCAGGTCGGTGAGGGACTTCTTGACGTTGTCGTACTCGGACTCAAGGCCCTTGATGAGGCCCTTGATGATCAGCTTGCCCGCGTCGTAAAGAAGGACCGCATCCTTGGGGGCGGGGCCCTTCCAGTCCGTGAGCTTGCTCGTCAGATCGCTCAGGGTGCTCTTGACCGAGCCGAACATGCCCTTGATGCCGTTCACGAAGCCCTGGATGAGCTTCTTGCCCGCATCGAGGAGAGTGCTGCCGATATTGCTCAGTGCGGAACGGGCCTTGCCGGGTAGCTCCTTGACGGCGTTGACGGTGCTAACCACGCCGTCCTTCGCAGCATTCTTGATGCCGTCCCAGGCGCGGGAGCAGATATTCTTGATCCCATTCCAGGCTGCGTCCCATAGGGACTTCAGGCCATTCATGGCCGAACTGCCCAGAGACTTCAGCCAGTTCAGGAAGGAGCTCCACGAACCCTTGATGGCATCCCAGATGACAACACCAGCCATCCGGATGCCGCCCCAGGCCGCCTTCCAGAGAGCGCTGATCGCCTTCAGGGCCTTGCCCGCGGCGCCGAGAATTCCAACGTTGAGGAATACCGCCAGGGCGCCGACGATGACGTCCCAAATTCCCTTCAGGAAGCTCCAGATGCCATTCCACAGGTCTACGAATCCCTGCTTGAATGTCGACCAGTTGCCTGTGAAGATTCCTTCGAAGACGCCCCAGAAGATCTCGAAGATCCCCTTGACGGCGTCCCAGACGCCTCGGAAGATTTCGACGAAACCTTCCAGCACCAGCGCGGCACCGTTGATCGCGCCTACGAGGGAGTCGGCGAGAATCCCGATAATGAACTCAAGGACCGGTACCAGGACCGGCATCAGGAACTCAACGACCTTGAGCAGCGCCTGAAGAAGCGGCTGGATCGCCTCGACGAGGCGGGTGAAGGCTTCCGCGAGCGGAGGCAGCACCGCCTCGACGATCGACTGAAGCATCGGGATCAGCGGTGTGATCACCGCCGACACGATCTGAATCAGGATCGCGACCAACGGCGCAATCGCCGTCAGGACTTGCGCGATGAAGCCCGCGATGACCGGGAGGATGGGCGCCAGGCCGGCAACGAGCTGCTGAACGAGCGGGGCGACCGCCGTCATGATCTGCGTGAAGACCTCGGCGATCGGCGGCAGGATCGTCTGGAGCGCGCCGAAGGCGGCTCCGAGCATCTCGCCGACGACGGGGACGAGTTGAGCGACGATCGGCGCAAGGGACTGGATCGCTCCGGTGAGTGCGCCGCCCAGGAGCTGAATGATCGGGATGACCGCCGGGGCCAGTGCGGTGAACGCCTGTGCCAGCGGAACGAGGGCGGCTGCGACCAGGGGGCCGAGCATTGCCGCGAAAGCCCCGATGACCTGCATTAGAGCGCCGAGCGCTTCGCCGAGTGGCGCCATCGCCGGAGCGAGTGCGGTCACCGCGGCCTGGAGGCCGTCGAAGAGGCTCTTGACGCCTTCGGTGACGGCAGGCTGCGCGAGCGCCGAGGCAATCGCGTCGAGCGCCGTGCCGATGATCGTGCCGACCTGCGGCAGGACCTCGGTCAGGAGTTGGCCGAGTTCGGTGAAGAGGGACTTGACCGCCGGACCCGACTGAGTGGCGATCTGGTTCATCGCCTCGTGGGCCGCGCGGAAGACGTCGGTCAGCCCGGACTGGAAGCCCGGACTGTCCACAGTGTTGTGGATGCGCTCCAGCGTGTCGGCCATCATGCCGAGCGAGGAGCCGCCAGCCGCTTCGGCGGCGCGGGAGATGCCCGCGAAGATGCCGCCGAGGTTGCTCAGGACCCGGCCGAGGTCCTGGAGGTTTTGAATGCCCTCGTCGATCCAGCCTTTGAGGCGGCCGTCCGACTCGGTGGCGCTGAGGAAGTCCGAGAAGCGCGTCGAGATGTCGACGAACCACTGCGCTAGGGAGGGCAGATAGGACGTGCCGACCTTGCCGAGGACGGCGATGATGTTCGCGAAGGCGCCCGTGCCATTTGTCGCGATGTCGATCGACCGCGACAGGTCGGTGAACATCTGGTTCAGCGCGGGGTCAAGGGCGCCTTGGAGGCCCGTGGCGAATGCGCCGAAGAATTGGCCGAGCTCGGTAGCGGTTTGCCGGACTCCCGCCGTGAACTTCGGGAGGAGTCCGTCGACAAGCTCCTGAATGGGCTTCTTGGCCTGCTCCCAGAAGTTCGCCGAGATTGCGTCTTGAAGGCCAGACAGGGCGCCCTTAACCTCGGGTAGAACCTTGTTGAAATCTTTGAAAGCCGCGACGGTGACGCCGAGGCCGACTGCCATCCCGCCGAATAGGCCGGGCAGCAGAAGGCTCGCCGCGCCGATCGAGGCGAGGCTCGACGACAGCGCGGCGAGGTTGCTCGCGGCCGAGAGGCCCCACCCGGCCAGGCCGGCAATCGCGAGGGAGAGCGAGCCGATGACCGGGACGCTCTTGTCCAAGTTCTTGAGCGTCCGGCCGAGCCGCTCGAACATGTTGTTCAGCACCCGCGCGCCGGACAATGCGGCGAGGGCGGTACCGACCTTCATGACGGCCGTGTTGTCTAGCTCGGGGACGATCGGCACCGTACGCGGGCGCGTTAGCACCTGGAGCCGGGCTGCGATCCTGGCGCCGCTGCCATTCGCGACGTCGGGCTCGACCTTGACCTTCAGCGGGCTGAGGTCGTCGGCCCAATCCTTGAGCTTGCGCTTCACATGGTCGGCGGACTGATTGTCGAGCTCCAGCTCGACCTTGCCCGTCGCCTTGAGGTTGTCGACCTTGAAGTCAACCTTCTGCCGGTTCGCGCGCTGCTGGAGCTCCTGGGCGGCGTTCCGGACGGCGGTGGCCATGCCGTCGGTACTGATCGTCGTGTAGAAGCGGATCTTGCGGGCATCGCTCTGCCGGTTCCGCTTGTTGATCTTCCGGAGCTCCTCGATGAACTCCGTCGATGCGCCGCTCATGTCGATCTTCGTCGACACCTTGAGCTTTTCGAGCTGCTGCTCGATGCGGTCGAGTTGGCGCTCGGCGTCCCGCTTGAATTCCTTGGTGTCGGGGGAGACCTTGATGGAGACACGGCCGATGATCTGGCCCGCTGACAAGGGCTACCTCCGCTGCTGAAAGTGCTGGTAGAGCTGTGCCACCGTGGCGGCCTTCTTGCCGGCCTTCTTCGCCTTGGCCTTTGCCTGCGGGCGGGGGAAGGGTGGGATCTTGGGCGCCTTGCCGCGGCCCCACTGGCCGGTGGCTTTCGTGTTGCTGTTGATGGCATCGAAGAGATCGGCGAGGAGGTGTCGGTCCTGACCCCAGCCGAAGTGACCCCGGCCGCCGGACGCCAAGGCGACGGTCAAGCTCGTGTCGGGAAGCCTCGCGACGAGGAGGAGACACAGGGCGGGGGAGGGCCCGCGACCTGCGATCACATCGGCGAGGTCAACGCCGTAGTAATGCCGCAGGTCCGCATAGAGCCCCTCGCCCCAGTCGTCGATCAGTCGCGCGAGGCCGAGGCTTCCCCCGCCTGGGTGCCCCGGCCGTAGGCGTCGAAGATCTCGGCCAGGACGGCGAGGTCACCGCCGATGGCCGTCAGCAGCTTGTCAGCCGCCTTCGGGTTCTCGGCGACCAGACGAATGGCCTCCGACAGCAGCTCCTCCTGGTCGGCGTCGTCGCCGCCCATCCGGTCCTGGAGCTGCGAGAGCTGGGTGCGGCTGGCCTTCGGCAGGCGAAGGGGGTTGAGCAGGCGAACGGTGTCGCCGCCCAGCTCGATGTCGGTCGAGCCGTACTTCGCCTCAGCGGCGGTGCGGATGTCGTCGAGGGAGAAAGAAGCCATGAGGGTGCGGACCTCCGGGGTTGAAGTGCAGGGGGAGCGGACCGAGGGGGAAGCCCGGCGTGAGCGGGTCCGCGCGCTCACGCCGGGACGAAGGAGGAGGTCAGGCGACCGTGCCGGCAGCCCACTTGGAGCCGTCCCAGTGCGCCTTCGAGGAGTCGGCGAGGCTCACGTACTGGCCGGTGGCCCACTTCGCGGTGGGCGTGGCAATCACGGAGCTGAGCGCGGCGAGGTCGGCCGGAGCGACAGCCCCGGACGGAGTGAAGGAGCCAGGCGTTCCCGCGCTGGCGCCGGTCGCGACGGTGCCGCCGAGCGGGGTCACGGCGTACGTCCACGCGTTGTTGCCGTAAACCATCGGCTTGACGCCCAGCGGAAGACCAGCGAGCGATTCCGTATCACCGATCGCCATGTCGTCGGCCCGGTAGATCTCGGCCTTCGGCGCGTAGACGGCGAAGTGCGACTCGCCGTCGATGAAGATGGCCATGAATGCGGACTGGGTCGGCTGCGGGTCTGCTGGCACACCGACCGAACCATCTGGCAGGAGCGGCGCGTTGGCGCCGAAGTACAGCCGCAGCGCGGCGGTATCGAACTGGTTCAGCGTGAAGGTGATCGACTCGGTTCGAGCCGAATACTTCGTGCGCAGGGACTTGTTCTGAAGCGTGCCGATCGTGGTCGCCTCACCGCCTTCGGACGTAATGCCGAAGACGTCCTCAAGCGAGGTGTGGCCGACGTTCTGCCAGGGGGAGACGGGTACGAGAAGGTCGTCGGGCATAGCGGTGCCGACCGGAGCGGTCAGATAATTGCCGTTGCCAACGACCAAGGTAGCGTTGTCGTTAAGCGCCAAAGAGGAACGATTCTCCTAATGCGCGCACGCCAGAAACCCCAACTGCCGTGGGCTAATTGAGGTGCGTGCGGGATGGACTATGGGAGTGGGAAGGGGCGCGTCCGCGGCTTGCGGATCTGAATGTCGTAGACGGACTCGTAACGCCACACACCCGTGGGCAGGTCGGCGTACTGGACCGGACCCGTCGCGGTGGCCCAGTCGCTTGCCCGGCGAGGGGAGGAGTTCATGTCCACCCGCGTGATATGGCCTCTGCCAGGGACGACTTCGTGGTTGAGCCAGGAGTCCCGCAGGACCACGCGCACGGCCTCGGAGAGGACGGCGGCGTCCTCGTCCCCATTCGGGTCTGCGGCGAAGCAGTTCACGACGACGCGTGCCGCGTCCGTGAAGCGTGTGTCGGTCGCCCATTGCCCGAACGTGGGGTCTCTGCGGACCAGCACGAGAGGGAAGCTCTCATGCCGGTCGATGAGGCTCTTCACGCGGATGCCCGGCAGACCCTTGCGGAGGATCGCGAGCAACAGGTCTTCCACGGGCGAGAGTTCAGCAAGCGCCTTGATGTGATCGGGTATGCCGGCCACTTAGTCGAGCTTCACCTTGCCCTTTCTCTTCTTGGGCAAATTCGAGGCGGTGGCGAGAATGTAGAGGCCGTCCATCGCCGGGAGCGTGTCGAGGTACTTCTTTCCACGCCTGTCCTCGCGGACGATGACGGATTCCTCGCGGCCGTACTCGATGCTGAGGGCAGCCTTCTGCCCGCGATCATCGGACAGGATGACGTAGCGGTTGTTGTCGCCCGCCTCGATGTCAATCTCCGCGTGACCGTCTGCGCGGTGCCGGACGAGGATCTCCTCGGCACGTACCGCGATTTCGAAGGCGCGGGCCGTCAGCTCCGCCTGGACGCCTTTGTGGACAGCGAGCCACTTTTCGAGCCGCCGCCCGCCGATCTCTGATTCGACATGCGCCATCAGGGCCGCTCCCGGATGTCGATGGACCAGTGCCGGGTGCGCCTGTCCCCGTGGTGGTAGGCGGGTGGGCTGACGATGTCCCACTGGCGGCCCGCGTACTCGACGCGGGACCACAGGGAGACGCCGTCGAGGTGGGCGTCCACGATCATCCTCGTCACGTTGATCTGCTGCTGGCCAGGGACTTCCGCGCGGGCCGATCGCTGCGGGATGAAGGCGGCCCGGACCTCGACCGGCCCCGCCGGATCGGCCATGGTCACCGCGTTGCCGCGAGAGTCGATGACCTCGACCGTCTTCCAGACCCGGGCGCGCTGGCCGCGCCTGCGCTGCAAGCTCACCAGGGCCCCCGGTTGTCGGAGAACAGCGGGAACCTGTCGCCGGGGTAGTCGACGGGCACCAGGCCCCCGGCCGTGGGCCGGATGGTCGAGTTCCAGGAGCTGACGATCACGCTGGTCAGGCCAGGCCGCGTGCCGGCCAGTCCTTCCAGGAGCCGTTTCTCCTCCGCCGTGAAGTGCACCGTTCCCGCATCATGACCGAGGTCGGCCCAGGCGAGCGTCTCGTCGCCCGCGCGCGACTGGGTGTAGCCGCTGGGATTGCTCATGTACCGGGCCGCCGCCTTGAGGACCAGCGTCCGCACGAGCTGAGGAGCCCGGTCCGGCGGCCAGTCGCGGCCGTAGGCCGCGGCGAGTGCCGAAGCGTCTTCCAGCGCCCCGGCCGCGATACGCAGCTCGTCGGCGTCCAGCTCCCAGTCCAGACGGCCCTTGAGGTCGTCGAGTGTGGCGTACGCCAAGGAGCCCTCCTTCAGGAAAGGGCTGGCGGCCGTGCACCATCGTTACAGGTTCACACGGCCGCCAGAGCGAATCAGGCGTTGGCCGGGTCGGTCTCAGCCGCCGGGCCGGTCGGAGTGAAGACCTTCGCGGCGGAAACGCCGGTGATGGTCGCCAGCTCGGAGCCCACCTCGGGGTAGTCCGACTTGCCGTCGAGGGTCAGCTTGATACCGCGCACGAAATGCTGCTCCGAGGAGATAACTTCCTTCTCCTTCGCCGCATCCCAGCCGACGAGAATATCGGGCACGCTGCGGAATCCCGCGTACGTGTTGACCACGCTTCGGTCCTGCATGTAGAGCGAGTCGTAGTCGCGGACCCAGCGAAGGGCGATGGACTCGAAAGAAGTCGTCGCTCCGTACGGGACGGACTGCGGGACGCTGGGGGCGCCGGAGAGGAAGATGAAGCCCGACTTGGCGAAAGCGTAGGCGGCGTCGGCGGGAATCGTCTGGTCGACGACGATGCGGAATCCGAATCGCTCGCCGATGCTCGCAGTGCGCAGGGCGGTTTCCGCCTCGCTATCGCCCACATTCTGAGCAAGGTTCAGCGCCGGATCGGTCAGGAGAGCCGACTCAAATTCCGTGCCGACCAGCAGGTAGCGACCCTCTCGCGGAGCGTGGAAGGCATTGAGAACCCTGCGGGCTTCAATGAGCGCCGACCGCAGGTTCTTGCCCGCGTTGCCGATCGTCACGCTGTAATTCTGGCTGGTCAGGAGCTTGACCGCCCGTCGCTGAAGACCTCGGGCAATCGCCTTGGACTGCGGACGGAGCAGCTTGGCCCAGCCGTCGATGTCGAAGTCGTACTGCTCGTCGGTCAGCTTGACCGCGGAGTACACGTTGCCCCCGAAGGAAACGGCGATGGTCCGCTCGCTGTACTCGTCGAACTGGATCGGCGAGGAGCGGTCGTTACGCCATGCATAGTCGTGGAAAGGAAGAATTCCTTCGACCTTCATGGAAATGGTGTCATTCTCGGCGCCCTTGAACTGATCGACGCCCTGCTTGGTGAAGAGGTTCGGAATGATGAGCTCCTGCTCAAGCATTCCAACCGCAGTGTTGACCAGCTTCTGCGGCTTTACGACCTGGTGCTGAACGGTGGGCAAGTAGTGCTACCTCCGGGCATAAAAAAACCCCGGGGCTGGTAGCACCGGGGGTTTAAGTGGAACGTTTCGGCAAATGCGGGCTAAAAGCGTCGGGACAGTCGCGCCAGCTTGCGCGGGTCCATTTCTCCGTCGCCGCCGTCATCCGGCGTCAGGCCCCCGCCCAGGGACTGGGGGAGCGGGGCCGGGATGTACTTGGCCAGCACCTTCGCGTGCGTCTCAAGGGCGGCCTCGTCCTCACCGCGCAGGGCGTCGGCCAGGTCGTCGGGCAGCTCGAAGCGGCGGGCGACGGACGCCCGCAGCATGGACCGCTCCAGCTCGGCGTTCTGCTGGCGGAGCTCGCCGACTGCCGCCTCGACCTCCTCCGGGCTCTTGGCCTCGGAGAGCTTCGTCTCGGCCTCGCGCAGCCGGGTGCGGTAGCTCGCGGCTTCGCCGCGAATCTTGGCCAGCTCCTTGCGTGCCCACTCGGGCAGGACGTCTTCGACGGTCGACTCGGCCGTCGCGCCGGGTGCCGGCTGCTCGGCCGGGGGCTGCTCCTCGCTGGGCGCCGCCTGTTCGGCCTGGGTGATCTCTTCGGGCACGGTTCACGCCTCCGGGGTCGTGGTCGTGGACTGCCGCGCCTCCCGGGCGGCGGCTCTTTGCTTCTGGCGGATGAATCGGCGCCAGACCGATATGGCGTCCTTACCGGTGTGGCCCTTGGTGACCTCCGGCCACAGGGACTCGAACTCCCGCGAAAGTGCGGTCAGTTCGCTCGACTGGTACTCGCCTCGGTTCCAGATGGGGGCCGCGTAGCAGTTGCAGTTGTCGTGGTACTTGTCGCCGTCGTAGAAGACGGCGGACTCGCGGCTCTTGTAGACCGGCCCTCGGCTGATGAGCATCGCGCACCAGCCACACGGGGTGCCGGTGCGGGACAAGCGCACATAGCCGAGCGCTCGCCTGTCGCGACGCATGTGCGCCCAGGTCGAGGACCTGCCGCCGTTCATCGCGACGCGGGAAGCCGCGGCTGCCTGGCGGGCACCGGCCTGCCGGTGTGCTTCAGCGCGGGCAGCGTCGGCGTCCTTCGCCGACTGCTGGTCGTCCATCTTGGCCAGGCGCCGGTTCAAGTTCTGTGTGCCGAGGGCGTCGAGGACGGTTCGGAGCTCCTCCTCCGCAGCCCGCTCGATGCGCTCCTCTTCCTCACGGAGTCCCCGCAGCTCCTCGACGAGGACGTTCTCCCAGTCGTCGGCGCCGTCGTCGAGCTCATGGCCCCCGTCGCCGTGAGACGAAGCCGGGTTCCCCTCCTCCGCAGGCTGTTGGTGCACCTCGTGAGAGGCCGAGGTCTCCCCGGACTCACCGGTCGCAGCCTCACCCTCCCGCGAGGACCCAGGCGGGTTGTACGTGCCGGCCAGGGCCGCGAACTCGCGCCTCAAGTCCCCAAGGGTCACCCGCTCGGGCTCCGGGTGGTACGGGTCGGCCACCGTCGTGCCGGTCTGGAGCGCACGGGCGAGCCTGTAGTACGCACGCGCAAGGTCCCGGGCCTGCCGCCTGCGCCCCATAACGAGCGAGATCGCCCGCCGGAGCCAGCCACCAGCGGTGGCTGCACGCAGATCGGCCGGCACTTCTGCCCACAGGGCGAGCGCCTCGGCCGTTGTGTGCACGCCGATCTGAGTCATGGCAACGTGGAAGGCGGCCGAGACGTCGTCCGTCTCGGCCTGCCGCGCGGGCCGCGTCACGCCGCCACCTTCTCGGCCTGCGTTCCGGCCTCGGGCGTTGCCCGGGTCAGCGCGCCCGCGAGCTGCGCCACCGAGTCGTCGTCCTCGCGCATCTGCTCCCAGTCCTCAAGTTCCGTCTGGGTGACACCGGGGACGCGGCGCCACAGGCCGCGCTCGGGAATGCCGAGCTGCTGACGGAGCTTTCCGAGGGCGTCTGCGGCCTGGCCGAGACTGCGCGACTCCATGTCGCGCCAGATGACCTCGCCGCGGTAGTCCTCGGACGAGGTCGCGTTGCCGGCTAGCTCGGCGGCCAACCGGAACACTCGCTCCCAGCTTTCGCCGAATGAGGTCCTGAACTCCGAGATCTTGCGGCTCAGCGCGACCTCCGCCGCCTGGAGGGCCTCCGCTGACAGATTCGCGATCTGCCCAAGCAAATGATGCGGTGGCACCTGCGCGAGCGCGCTGAGGTGTCGGACACTCATGTCGATCGACTCGATGAACCCACCGAGCGGGGTTTCGTCCAGCGAGCCGAACTTAACGTCCGGGTCCTCGGCGAACAGAAAACGCCTGCTGTTGTGATTGATCCGCAACGGGACCGGGTTCCCCAGCTCGTCGAGAACCGGCTCGCCTGTCTCCGGGTCGCGCTGGATCGGCGGCGCCATGCCGGTAACCGTCCTCACCTTCGTGCTGCCATAGCTTTGTGCCAGCAACAGATCGAAGACGGTCTGATTGATCCGGTCCTGGAGGGCGATCATCGGCTCGATGACGCCGAGCGTCCGACCCTCCAGGTCCACGTAGGCGGCGAAGCGCGTCACAGGGCACTCACCGCTGCCGTGCGGCCGGCCACCCTGCACACGCACCGACTTCTCGTCGCTCAGCGACCGGAAGGTGACGGCGTACTCGCGCTTGGCGTCCCACAGCCGGGCGGAGCCCGGCTGGTCGTCCTGCGGCCAGGCCGTGACGGTCAGCGCCGCCGCCGGAGTGTCATCGTTCGCGGGGTCCTCGAACAGCGCGCTCGTCTTGAGGGCCGACAGCCCCTTGGTGACGATGGCGCCGGATCTGTTCGTCTCCGTGACGGTGAAGGCGTGTCCGTATGACAGGGCGCCTCGGTACACGGCTGCCTGCCGGGCATCGAGACGCGAGCGCTGCCAGTGCTCCCACTCCGGGGTGGCCGAGTCCGGCTCCGTCGAGGCCGCGGTTCCTGAGCCCGACCGGTGGCCGTCGACATAGAGAGCCTGCGCGGGAGTGCCGACCAACAGCGGGCACCAGTTGGAAATCGAGCGCTTGGCGAGGAGCCGGTATTCATCGTCAGCCGAGGGCGGCATGTACGGGTCCGCGTGGCGCCCGTGCAGATAGGCGTCGATATGGGCCAGCCGATCGCCGTCCCGATGCAGGATGGCCAGGAGCTGACGTGCGAGCGTCAGCGGGGAAGGGTCGGCCATGGATCACCGCCCTTGTTACAGGTTAATAGCTTGGTCAAAGGAAATAGCCGCGACCGCTGCGCTTCCGCACAGTCCGGCCACGGGCCCGCAGATCGACGAGTGCCTCGTGCGCCAACATGAGCGCGGCGTAGGCGTCCACCTTCCGGGGCGACTCTCGGCTCTGCTTGCCGAAGGACACGCCGAAGTTGTTCGTGCGGCGGACGGCGTTGAGTGCATGCCGGCGGAGTTTCCGGTCGCCGTCGTGGCTGATCTTTCGATCGAGGATCGAGCGCAGCAACCTCTCGTGGGCCATGGTCGATGCCTTCAAGCTGGATCGCATGTCCCAGCCGATCGCATCCTTGCCCGGAGCCCGGACGGCCAGGCCCTCGCCGTAGGTCGCGGACCACTCGGAGATCCGGCTCTCCCACAGAGCCACGTCGGCGAAGAAGCCCTGCACGGCGAAGGTGGCGAATGCTTCGTGCACCGCGCTGTCGACCTGGTCGCGGGGGACCTCCCAGTCCTTGCCGGCCGGGCCGTCAGGCTTCTCCCAGAGGCCCAGGATGACGGCGTGCATGTCGCTGACGCGGAGCGCCAGCAGGCAAGTCGAGTCGTCGCGGAGGCCGCCGTCGAAGCCGAGCACGACCTCGTCGCCGGGCTGAAGCAGCTTCGACTCGTCCCGGAGGACGTCCCAGTCGGCCGGGCTGAGCAGTGCGTCCTCGCTCGCCACGATCTGGTTCAGCCACATCCGACGCGAGCGGCTGGGGGCGATCGTCGTGTCGAGGATCGACTGAAGGATGGTCTCGACCCGCAGCCACACCGCGTCACCGCGGATCTTCGGCAGGACGATCCGGATCGCCTCCGGCGTCAAGGGTGTCGCAGGGTGGGCCTCGATCGAGTCGTACATGAAGCCGACGTCCGAGGCGCGGCCTTCGAGGATTTTCTCGTACGCCTCGCGCATATTCTCGGCGACGGAATCCTCACCGGGCAAGAAGGCGTTAGTAATCGCTAGGTAGCGACTGTCTCGCTTGGTTGCATTTCCATCAATTGTGGAGTACATGCGGTCGCCCGCTGTGGAGGCAACCCAATGATGTGTTTCGTTCAGAACGACAAACGTGGACTAAAGAACGCGCCCCTTCCAGGGCGCGATAACTACTAGTCACCGCCTCAAGTCTCTGGCGGCCACCATTGGCGCGGATGAGCTCCGACCCAGCTTTGATCCCGTACGTTTCAATCAGTTTGTCCGACATCAAGGACGGCATAAGCGTCATGGTGTTTCGGGTCTGATCCCGCGAGACGGCAGCCACCTGCACCCACGCCTGCGGGTGTGGAACTCCAACCGGCTGTCCGTGCTTATCCCAGTGCGAAAAGCGACTCGGCCCGACGAACTCGACGAGGGAAATTACCGCGAGGAGCGGGTCCTTGCCGGTAAGCCCCAGCCCTTCAGGCGCTGCAAGACACCCTTGCGGTATATGAACCGACCGTTTGCGTCGACCGCGTACCACCAAAGCGTCCAGCGCAATTGCTCGCGAGTGAAACGCCATGGGCCGCCATCATCGGAGCGCAGGTATTCAGCGCACCAACCGGCAACCTGCCACCCGAGCGTGCGCTCAGGAAGTTCCCAGGACCCGTCTGTGGCCTTCTGCCACGTGGGGCCGAGGAAGGAGGGCTCAAGGGCCTCGATCTCGTCTGTCGTAAGGGCTGGAATGGGACTCACCCCCTCTCGACAGTCGGGCCGCCCGGAGGACGGCTCGCCTTACTCGGCGAGCCCCAGTTCTTTCCGGTAGTCGGCGATGGCGAGCACGGCCGCGGACTGCTCCTGCGGCTCAGGTTCGTGCAGCTCGATGCGCACACGGCGCCGGTCACCCTCGGCCACGAGGAGCCGCTCAAAGGCGCTGTAGATGGTCTGGAGCATCTGGCCGCTCCTCTTCCCAGCCTTCTTGTAGTAAGAGAGGTCTTCGCAAAGAGAGAAGGCGAGGGCCCAATCGGACTGCTGGTAGAAGTCGGATTGCCCAGAATCTTTCAGCGAGTCCCAGAGGCGTTTCGCAATCGGATGCCACGACCGGTCCGCGTTCGGCACCTTCGTGGGCCGGGCAACGCCGCGCGTCACAGACTGCACGTCGCTGCCCTTGCGCTCGCGGGGGCGAGCTAGGTCCGACTCGCGATTCGGTACAGGTCCGGACATGGGCTCACCACCTACTCGATCAGGCCGGGGTGAGCCTCCGTCCTGCGGAATCTCTGCGCATGCCGGCGCCGGGCCCGATGCCGGGCCGCTGCCCCTTCACGGGAGGACTTGACCTGGTGATGCCACCCGCAGAGTGCTCGAAGGTTGGCTTCTCGATGGTCGTCACCAGGAAGAATGTGATCGACGTCTGTAGCGGGCTCAGCACAGCGCTCCCCGTACTGGTTTCGCTCCGTGCACTGATAGCCGTCACGTCGAAGAATGCGAAGACGAATCTTGGGCCAGTCGGACGGAAGGCGATCACGCCTGCCCGAGCCCTTCCATTGGGGAATGGCGAACCTCGACCTGCAAGAAGCACGTAAGTACGTACTCGGTCTTCATCAAGCGGGCCCCTTTGGGGCCTCGGCCTGGATTGCCGTAAGTACGTACTTCGTCTTCAATTGGCGAGCCCCGTCAGGGGCTCAAGCCTCGCGACTTACGTACTTACACTTATAAGTCGCAAAAAGATCATGCTTTTGGAAACGCGCAAGCACGTGATCGTGCTCACACGTACGTGAGGCGGCGGCGAAGAGCAGAGCCGCCCGGAGGGCGGGCCACCCGAAGACAGCTAGGACACGGTGGCGGCCGAAAGGCCGCCCCTTGGCGAAGACGCCTTACGTACATACGTGATTGGGACGTACATACGTGATCTGGGTACAGCGCCCAGGGGGCGCCGCTAGCCTGACCTCATGGCAAACGAAGAGCGCATCGTGCAGGCCGGAATGGACCCGTTAGACGACCTGGTCCTGGCCGTCCGAGGCGACGAGAACAGCACGTCCCCCGACTACGAGCTGCCGCCAGCGGTCACGCTCGACAAGGCGTCCGAGGTGCTCGACTTGGACCCCGCAGAAGGTCTGCGTGCGGCGCAGGCCGGCACGTACCCCGTACCCGTGATCAGCGTCGGCAAGGACTTCCGGGTCGGCACCGCTCACCTCATCAGGACGGTCGGCCTGGACAGGGTGCGGGCAGCGCTCCGCGTCCAGGGATGACCGTGGAGGACGTGAGCGAGCCGCTTGCTCGCGCCCACGCTGAAGTGTCCGCCGAGATCAGCCGGACCGACGGCAAGGCGTCAGCGTTGCTCGCGGCGCTCGGCATTCCGCTGGCCGTCTTGGTGGCGGTGCTGCCTGGGCACAACCTGCCGGCCACCGGCACCGTCCTGGCCGGGGTCGCGGTGGCGGGACTCGTCGCCGCGGTGCTGGTCACGCTCTTCGTCCTGCGGCCTCACATCGGCAACGCGACCGAGGGCTCCTTCCTGCACTGGGCGGACTGCACTGCGGACGAGGTGCTCGCGGACCTGGCTGTGGACCGTCGCACCGCGCAGCTCATCGTCCGCTCACAGTTGGCCCGCCGGAAGTTCGAGGCCCTCCGGGTGGCCATTCACATCGCCGCTGGCTCCATCGTCGTCCTGGCGCTCGCGCTCGCGGTCAGCCTCGTCGAGTAGGGCCCATTCCTGCGCGGCAGCCGCTCGGCGTTCGCGCAGGTGAGGGCCCCTTTCGCTGCCCTCGTCGACCTTGGAACCGTGGCAGAAAGTGAGCTGCTATGACAGGGCGGTCCGCGCGCGATCGTACCGGGGGTCATCCCCCACCCCGCTCGGCCGCCGCTGCGTACGCGTACGCGCGCGACACGCGGTGCCGAGGAACGCGCGCACACTTCCGCCATTGCTGGGCAGGATCGGGCATCGAACGGGCAGGGAAACCGCCTCTGACCTGCACGATTGGACATGCTGTGAACCTGTGACTAATGTTCTCCATGTCGCCAACGACGCCAGCCGCAAGGCAGGCAAGGGGGCGACAGGCAAGCGCAAGTCACAGGTTGACAGCGCAGACACCAACCGCCTAGAGTTGGACTCGCCGCAAGGTCGCTGAGAACGGGGCTCATGAGAGCCGCCGCCGGAGGTCAGTGGCGAACCCGCCCCGCAAGGGGCTCTGATTCGAAAGCAGGTGTTAACCTGTGACAGGATCGGAACCGCCGAGCCGCAAGGCTCAGCACACCAACGTTGCATGGACGCTCGATCCGGCCCCTGTCTCCAAGTGGGACGCTGGACGTCGCAACCGGGTCTCTCCGGTGTGGATCGAGCGCAAGGGCTGAAGGCCACCCCCTTCCGGGGTTGCTCAAGCTCGCGGGCCCTTCGGGGTCTGAGGAATCATCGCCCGGCCAAGGGGCGTGAAAGGTCTAGCGGGGTGACCCTGCGCAGTACGGACCGGAAGCGTGCTGGACTGTTCGGGTACGAGGTTCGGGTACAGACGACTGAGTGAACGCGCACTGCCATACCGGCTGGGGCTATCCACCCCAGCGCACCGGGAGCGCTCCAACCGACTGAAGCCATGCTGACCTGCGGAGGGCACCCGATGCAGGCGCGGTATGGGGTCGGGGACGGGCGTGAGGTAGGGGCCTGATTGGTCGATCCAGGGCTCACCGTCCATCGGACGGCCGGAAACGGACCGAACGGGAGGGAAACCAACCGGGAGGAACGGGAACGGCACGATGACGGACGGTGAGACGGGCGCCTGAGTGAGCGTCCGTCCCGACAAGCGAAATCACCCACTCTGTTCTACCGGCCAGCGAATGCGGCCGGGGCCACTCGCCTCCGGCGAGTGGCCGCAAAGCCCCTCACAGGGTCAAACCTCTGGGGGGTACGGACTCCTCCCGCCTTCGGGCGGGAGTCGAGTCGGGCCGCGAGGCCCTTTTCGTTGCCCGCAAGTGTTAACCTGTAACTGAAAGGTGAGGTCACATGGCCGTCTCCCTGATCAAGAACAACCCGCTCGCTTACTCCGGCCGCTCCCTGCTGGAGATCGCAATGGAGTCCTCGCACAACCTCGGCGAGCGCGTGTTCCAGCTCGGCCGCGAGCTCGACACCACCCGCCGGGCCCTGGCGGACGCGGAGATCATGCTCGACCTCTACCACGAGGTCGGTGTCCAGCTCTCCGCCGAACTGAACGAGGCGGACATGGTCATCACGCTCCTGCGTGAGTCGCTCGACGAGACCCGCCGCATCCGTGACGAGCGGGAGCGCGTCCTTCGTGGCGAGCTGGAGCACTACAAGGCGCTCGCCCGCGCCAACTGACGCCCAAGCTGTTAACCTGTGACTGACGCCCCCTCTCGTGTTGGAGGCTGGGAGGGGGCGTCGTCCTGAGTGATCGCGAGGATCATGTACTACAGGCTCGATCCGCCGTCCGACCAGACGCTGACCGCGTACGCAGCCCGACTCGGCGACGACTACCACGCTTGGCCCTCCTGGCATACGGGCCGGTACTCCGTAGACGACCTGCCCACCCACGTGGAGATGTTCACGTGGAACGACGACAGAGCGGGCTGGATCGGGGACAAGAGCAACTTCGAGGTGGCTCGCGACGCAATCCGCACCGCCGCTGACGCAGGGCGCGAGGACACCGAGGTCTCCGGCGAACACGTTTATGAGTGCGGGGGAGGGGCGGGCGCATGGGACACCGCCCAGCTCTTCGTCCAGGTCTACGAGGAGACCTGCCCCCTCGGCTGTCTCGGCACTCACACCGAGGACTGCAAGCCGAACTGCGATCCGTACGAGGACGAGTGCTACGGCGCCGAATGCGAGGGCGACTGTCGCGGGCGTACGTACACCGCAGCCTTCCGTGAGGCCGTCGCCCTCGCGGAGTACGTCAAGCATCAGTACCCGTTCCTCGACGAAGACGACTACGACGACCAGCGTCGCGAGGTGTTCGAGAAGAACCTCAACGAGGCACTGGACGACGTGAAGCTCCACTACCCCTACGACACCGAAGACGATCACCGGAGCATCGTTGAGCACGCCTCCGACCAGCTCTGGGATCTGAAGTACAACGAGCCGGACGGCTACGCGGACTGGGACTCCGTACGAGACGCGTACGACGCGGGCCGCGGTGAGCACTTCCTTGCCCTCGGCCGAGAGTTCATGCGCAACGAGATCCCTGGCCAGCTCGCCCTGATGCCGGCCTGACCCTCCCCTGAACCGCCACCCCTCCCCTGCTCCCCTCTCGGGGAGGGGTGGCTCCCCACGCGAATGCGAGGACCCATGAACACCGCCACCCGTCCCTACGAGGTGCGCGTCTGGAACGAGGTCGCTGACCTGCTCGGCCTCTGGGAGATCCAGCAGGATGCCGGCCAGTACGTCGTTACCCATGACCACCGTGAGGAGACCCGCTTCGACAGCGAGGGCGAGGCCCTGTCGTTCGCCCGCTTCGGAGCCGAGGCCCTCGTCGAGACCTCCCGCCGCGACTGCCCGTGCGAGGGCGACCCCGAGTGCGGCTTCTGGGAGCCCCACGGCATCTCGGTGCAGGAAGTCGAAGCCGAGCTCTCCCTGATCACCCCGCCCCTTCTCTGCCTGTAGACACCCACCACTGGAGACTGACCATGCGCGCCTTCAAGCGGCTCACCTCGATCTTCACCAAGCGGACGCCCCTGCCCGCACCTATGCCGGCCGCGCCGTCCCGGCTCCGTCGCGCCCTGAATCCCTGGGGTGCCCTCCGGGCGGAGCGACAGGCCGCCGTGCTCTACATGACCCTGGCCTCCCAGGTTGTGGAGGTCTCCGAGGAGCAGCTCGGCCAGTACCGCTCCGCCACGTGCGACCTCGCCACCCTCTTCAACGACGGCATGCTGGCGTCGCACATCGCGGACAAGCTCACCTGCTCGGAGGCGGAGGAGCTCGCCGACTTCTTCCGCGCCGTCGACCACCCCCACGTCGCCGACCTCTGGCTGGAGTGCCACAGCGAGGGAGACGGCGACGAAGACGACCTCCACTACGTGGGGGAGCGCTCCGAGCCCACCGAACTCGCCATCGCCGCCTGACGAGGAAGAAGGCCAAGAATGTCCACGTGTGACTTCTGCACCATGCCCACCGCCCGCTGGCTGTACATCCCCCAGGATCGAGCCGTCGCAGCGCTGATGACCGATGACGGCGTGGTGGTCCCGCTCCCCAGCGACGGCCGCTGGCGGGCATGCGACCTGTGCTCCGACCTCGTCGACACCGACGACATGGAACGCCTGATCGCCCGGTCCTTCACCACCATGCGCATCCTCGGCGTACCCCTGCCGGACGGCGGACCGGACCTGGAGCACATGGCCATGGTCGTCATGACCAACTTCGCCACGGTGCTGGCCGGACGGCCCACCAAGCAGCCTCTGTGAAGCCCGCAGGCTGCTTCTCCTTTCACCAAGCTGTGAACCTGTAACAAGCGGGCGGTCCTCCGTGCTGAGGCATGGAGGACCGCCCCCCAGCAGAGACCTGGAGACCAACATGATCACGCCCATGACGCCCGAAGCCGACAAGGCCGTCCGGGAGGTCGTGAACCGCCACGTCCGCAAGGGCAGCATGCGCCGCTCGGAGGCGAACCGGCTCGTCCGTGACGGACTGCCGATCATCCTGTCCGGCTTCGCCGAGGCCCGCATCAAGGGCAAGCCCGAGGCAGCCATCACTGCCGACCTCGAAGATGCGCTTGCCGAGGCCAAGCAGCGCTGGGCCACCGCCAGGACCGCCACCCGGCGCCGCGTGGCGCTCCTGGACGTGTCCACCGCCGAGTTCGCCATCGCGGCATGGGCGGGCGTGCGCCGCGACCTCGCCAACCACCTCGCCGCCCACTCCTGACCGACGCAAAGGCGAAACCTCCGAAAGGAGGTCGGCGGGAGGCGGCCCCTCCCCCCTGACGATGCCAGCCCGCATCGCGCACAAGGAGTAACACCATGACGCGAATCGGCCCCGTGATCCTCGACGCCTTGATGGTCGTCGCCCTCACCAGCGCCTTCTGGGTCCTGGTCGACGAGGACCCGAGCACCGTGCAGTTCGCGGCTTCGACCGTCGGCGCATTCCTCGTCCTGGAAGCGGTCCGGTCGCTGCGTCAGTACGTCGACCGCCGCACTGCCCAGAAGTGATCACCCGCCGCCGGGTCGAGCGCCCGGTCCGGCGGCCCCCACTCTCAGCAAGGAGCAACATGCCCACCCTGTCCACCGCCATCCGGCCGCGCGTCTGGATCGGCTGCCTCGCCTGCTACAACGGCGGTCGCTTGACCGGCGAGTGGTACGACGCCGACATAGCCGGCCTCGTCACCCCGGCCGACCTGCACGGCCGCGAAACCTCCCACGAGGAGCTGTGGGTCTTCGACCACGAGGACTTCTACGGCGCCCTGGAAGGAGAGTGCTCGCCGCACGAGGCCGCCGAGATCGCCGAAGCCATGGTCGACCTATCGGCGGACGAGGCCGCACCCTTCGCCGTGTGGGTCCGCGAGTGGGGCGTGCATGCCGAGCGGAACCACTGGGTCGAGCGCTTCCACGACGAGTACCGCGGCTTCTACAAGAGCGAGGGCGACTTCGCGGCGGAGTGGGCCGAGGACACCTCCGAGCCGGAGGACCAGAAGCGCATGCAGGTCTGGCCCTTCAACGCCATCGACTGGGACTACGCCGCAAAGGAGCTGTTCAGCGGCGGCTTCCACTCCGAAGAAGTGTCCGGCGGCATCTACGTCTTCGATCCGCAGTGAACGCCGAACCCTGCGTCGAGTGCGGCGACGTGCCCGAGCTGCTCGACGAAGACCTCACCTGCGCGCCCTGCCGCATCCGAATCCACCTGGGAGCAACTGTCATGGAAACCAAGCTTGTTGAGGTCCGTTTCGAGATCGAGGAAGTCGTGACCTGCGAAGTCGTGGCCACGGTCGAGGTGCCCATCGACGTCATCGACGACGATGACGAGCTCCTGCACTGGCTGGAGGACAACGACGACGCCTGGGTGGACGACATCGACCCGACGGCCCAGCACGTCGCAGAGCGCACTGTGACCGACGTGTACGGAACGGCGGCCTGACCGCTGATGATCACCGACCGAAACACGGAGAAGATCAAGGCCGCCGTCACGAAGCTCGACGAGGCCGTAGAGACCTGGCGCAAGGAGCCCGAGGGTGGACACGCCTGGTCGTGGGATGACGAGAACGTCGGCAGTCACCTCGCCGACGCGGCCGAGGCTCTGATCCTCGCCCTCCCCACCCTGCTCTGGCCCGACACCTGGTTCCAGGCCAAGCCCTCGGCCCAGCCCGGAGACCAACCCCTCAGCAAGTACGAGGAACGGCTCGTGGACGAGCTCCTCGAACACCTGGGCCTCTGAGCCCCACCCCACAACGAAGGCGCCCGCCCTTCCCGTTGGAGGAGGGAGGGGCGGGCGCGCTCGAAAGGATACCCATGAGCGCCATGACCTGCCGTGAGTGCGACCTCGGCCCGTACGGGGCCATGCCGGACGGCCTCTTCCACTGCGCCGAATGCGGCCACCGCCTCGACCTCGACGCCATGTATCTCGACCCCGACGAGGTGGTGCTCGTGGACGAGACCGGCACCCTTCAGCACTACCTCACCCCGGCCGCCTGCCTGAAGTGGATCGAGCAGATCGCCGACTTCCCCCGGGGCGATTGGGACAAGGCCCAGCACGCGCTGTGGCACTACCGGCGCGCGACCGCCGAACTCCTCGACGCACTGCGTGCCGGCCTGCCCCTTCCCGCCTGAATCCCCGAAAAGGACACGACCATGAGCTACGACGCCAAGTACGCGTTCCCCGAAGGGGAGCTGTACGTCACCATCATCCCGGCACGCACGAAGAGTGAGATCTGGGGAAGCGAGTCGGTGCTCCTCCCCGAGCCGCGACTCGCCATCAGCTCCTCGCTCGACGAAAAGGACGCCCCCGGCTTCGTGAAGATCCGGGGCCGGAGGTACAGGGTCGCCTCCCGACGCACCAGGGCCCATGCCCGGCGTGAGAAGTGGCTGCGCAGCACTGACTGCTCCGTCTGGAGCTGGGAGAGCCCGCTGCGCCGATGGGAGTTCACCAACGAGAACGACCAGGAGATTGGCGAGTCCACCGCAGCCCGCGGACGGCTGCGCCAGATGGTCGAAGACGCCGCCACTCGGTTCGAAGCCGACCACCCGGACTGGCGGCTCATCAGCGAGCGCCTGGAGCTGGAGGGCGAGCTCGGGACGGCTGAAGCCGCCGTCGGCACGGTGCGCGACGAACTGCGTAAGGCCGAAGCCCGCGTGACCGTCCTGACCGCCCGGATCGCCGCCTACACCGCTTAGGAACATAGTGATCACCATCGACCCGCCCGCCAACGTCGTGCGGTGCGTCTCCTGCAACGGCCCCATACGCCACATCGACCGCAAGCCCTACGAGTGCGCCGACTGCCAGCGACATGTCTACATGCGCGACGGGCTGATACGCCCCGGCTACCACTGGGAGATCGTTGGCGACTGGCTGACCAGCGCCGAGACCGTGGACGTGGACTAGTGTCCCTCACCCGCCTCGACACGGCCGGTGCACTGGGCACCCCCGAAGAGCTCGACCTCAGTAACAAAACGCCCGAAGAGCTGGAGGCGATTGCTGCCCCCTGGCCGGTCCACTGGCTCTTCCCGCCGAAGCCGGGAGACCCCGACCGCGTCATCAACCTGTTCGCGGGCCCTGGGGGCTGGGACGTCGGAGTACGTGACGTACTCCGACACGACCTCGACACCGTCGGCGTCGAGATGCACAAGGATGCCTCGGCCACCGCCCGCGCGGCAGGGTTCCGGCGGATCATCGCCGACGTGCGCTCCCTCGACCCGAAACACCCCGCGCTGCGCTGGGTGCGCGGACTGATGGTCTCGGCGCCGTGCCAGTGCTGGACCCCGGCCGGCAAGAGGGCCGGGCAGGACCCGCGGAATCAGGACCTGTTGCTCGACGTGTTCACCGCAGCCTTCGAGGCCACGTTCGGGCACTGGCACGACAGCGCCGACTGCGGCCCCTGCGAGGTAGCCGACATCTGCATGATCTGTAGCGACCCCGAGTGGGACGGATACTCAGGCTTCACCGGCCCCCTGCTCACCCTCGACGAGGTGCGGGCCCCGATAGCCGAGATGACCGACGAACGGATCGGCCTGCTCGCCGAGGTGCTGATCTGGTCGCTCACACTGACCGCCCAGTGGGACAACCTCCGCTGGCTGGCCATGGAGCAGAGCTCGGCCCTGCCGGAGAACATCCTCGACGGCCTTCGCGAGGAGCTGTGGTCGGCGGACTGGTGCAGCGCGGAGTACCGCGTCCTGGACGCCGTGGACTACGGCCTCGCCTCGCGCCGCAAGCGCGTTTTCCTCATGGCGGCCCGGCACTCGTACGTCGACATGGAGGCGCTCACCCCCAAGGAACCGCTCCCGACCACGACCGCTGCCGAGGCCCTCGGCTGGCCCGCCGGCATTCGTGTCAACACCCGGGGGGTCAGGCGGACGGCCGGAGGCAACTGCTGGAGCGCGGACAAACCCGCGAACGGCATCACCAGCAAAATCCGCGGTTGGTATTGGGAGCACGACAAGGACAGGAAGTTCAGCCTCGACGAGGCGGCACTCCTGGTCGGCTTCCGCCCTGGCCACCCCTGGACCGGCTCCCGCTCGTCCTGCACGCAGCAGATCGGCGACGTCGTCGCCCCGCCGATGGGCGCCGTCGTGATCGGAAGCCTCCTGTCCCAGCACTGGGAGGACCAGCTTCGGCAGTACCTCGCCGAGATCTACACCCCCTCACCTGCGCGGCCTGAGCACGTACTCGCCGCCTGATTACCGAAGAGAGACCATGCCCGGCTTCCGCCACAACCCGAACCTGCTGCTCATGTCCTTCGCCCGGAGTCCCCTCGACTGCCCCGCGTGCGAAGCCGACCGGCTGACCTCCATGGCCGACGCCCGAACGGCCATCTGCCTGGCGTCCGGCGTCGCGATAGAGGACATCGACCCTGCCACCGGATACAACCACTCCCGCGCCGCGTACGACCGCGCCCGCGCCTCCTGGATCGAGCTGATCCGCCAGCACGGCGCCAGTGAGTTCCACGAGGTCCGCGACATCGCATGGGCCCGCGGCCTGTGGGCCGAGAAGCGCCCCGAGTTCGTCGAGGGCGACGACTGGCTGACCGAAGCACTCGACGCCCACAAGGAGTTCATCGCCACCCTCGGTCACCCCTGCCGCCGGACCTCCTGCCTCGTCCACTTCCCTGCCCCGACCCTCTGATCAGCAAAGAGCTCAACATGGACAACATCATCGCGACCACGACCGACGGCCGCTTTCGCGTGCGCCTGGTCCCCGACGAGGACGCCCGCAGCCCCCGCGAGGACTTCGACCACCTCGCGCACGTGGTCACCATCGACACCCACCTCGGCCAGTACGCCCCCATCGACAAGGACGGCGGCCCCTTCGCCGAAGCCTGGGAGCGCGTGAGCTGGAACCGATGGAAGGGCATCGAGATCTTCACCCGCTGGGCCAACATCTTCCACGACGCCATCGTCATCGAGTCCCGGCCGGCACGCGGTCCGGTCTCCCTGTGGTACCTGCTGCGCGAGGACGCCGAAGACCTCGGCATGCTGCCCGAGGCGTACCTCGATGCCGAGCGCGCCGAGTACGAGGCATGGGCCGACGGCGACGTATACGGCTACGTCGTCGAAGAGGCTGTCGACTGGCTCCGCGCCGACGCCGACGACACCATGTCGACCTGGGAAGAGGTCGACTCCTGCTGGGGGCACTACGGCTTCGACTGGGCTGTATCAGCCGCTCGTCACGCTCTCACTTTCTATGTCGGGAAGCAGCGGGTGACGGCGTGAGCACCTTTTCCTCCGACTACGTCTGGTGCGGGCCTTGCGGACAAGGGCGTCTGTACGCCAACCCGAGCGGAGAGTTCGCCTGCTCGCGCTGCGACGCGCACATTGATCCCGATCTCGACCTGTGGCTCGACCCGGGCCATACATGGGCCGTCGACGAGGCTGGCCGCCTCTACGGGCGCCCGGCGCCAGATGCCGGATGAACCACTACTCCGCCATGAACCGTGAGGACGACATGAACACCCACACCGAGACCGTCACCCTGTCCAACGGGGCGCACCTGAGCGTCCGCGTCGAACGCGGCCCTGCGGGGGACGTGATGCTGCACGAGAAGAACGCCATGAACCCGCACGGCGGGGGCCGGATCTACTGGCGGATCTCGCGCCTCTACCTCATGAACGGCGACGAGGCCATGAGGATGCTGAACCCGCGCTTCGAGCGCGCCGAGACGGTCGGCGAGGCTGCCGAGCTGGCCCTCGGGTTCTTCGCCGAGTGCGCGGAGTCCTGCATCCAGCACGCCAGGGCCGAGGGCATCCCCGTCGAACACTGCTACAGCTGAGCTATTAACCTGTGACAAGGAGTAACGGAATGACCAGCATGACCGCCAAGCACCAGGACTTCGCCGACTGGATCAACCGCAAGGCCGTCCATGCCGGCCACCCGGTGAACGTCCCCCGGGCCAGCGGCGCCGCCAAGGTTGCCGCGGCCGTGGGAACGACCCGCTCGTCCGCCGAGCGCATCCTCGCCGGGCACGGCATGCCGGCGTACCGGTTCTGGCCCCGGTGGGCCAAGGCCCTGAACGTCGAGTACACCGAGTTCGAGGCGCGAGCCAGCGCCGCCCTGAACGAGAACGTGAGGCATCCCGCAGGCGAGCCGAGGCTCATCGGTCTTGCGGGTGCAGCCGGGGCAGGCAAGGACGAAGTGGGCCGCGCGCTCGCCGCAAAGGGCTGGAAGCGCAAGGCGTTCGCCGACAAGGTGAAGGACTTCCTCTACGCGATGAACCCGCTCCTCCCGGACGAGGAAGACGCCGGGGCGTACTCGCTGGCGGCCGACGTCGACGCCTTCGGGTGGGACGAGGTCAAGAAGTACCCCGGCGTCCGGGAGCTCCTCCAGCGGTGTGGCACCGAGGCCGGACGCCACATCCTTGGCTCCGATGTGTGGGTGAACGCCCTCTTCCAGGACGAGGGGGAGTGGGACGCGCCGGTCGTCATCACCGACGTGCGCTTCCCGAACGAGGCGCGGGCCATCAAGGACCGGGGCGGCCTGGTCGTCCAGGTGCGCCGCCCCCAGCAGATCCTGATCAACGGAGCGGACCACATCAGCGAGAACGCCCTGAAGGACTGGGACTTCGACGTGATCGTCCTCAACACGGGCACGATCGAAGACCTGCATAAGTCCGCGGAATGCCTTCTCCGCCCCGTGTGACCCACAACGCAGGTGTGAACCTGTGACCGACGTGTTAACGTGTAGCAAGAACGGAAGGGAAGACCAGTGAGTCAGAACCAGGACGTGACCGCCGAACTCGCGCGCATCGTCGCCGACATCGAGAACCTCTACGAGGAGCAGCGCAACACCCTCGTCGAGCGGTGGGGCGAGGACGGCGACGTACCCACCGAAGAGCTCCCCGAGTACGACGAGATCACCTACAACCAGCTCGTCGAGGACGCCGACCTGCTCGGGTCGGTCCGGCGCCGCCTGGTGAGCCTCCTCGAACCGGCGGCTGCATGAGGATCACTCCCCGCAAGGAGGAGATCGCAGCGATCGTGGCGCTCTTGGAGGACCCCACCTTTGAGAGCGCCACCCACCTCGCCAAGGCCGTCTATAAGGAAGCCGCCGAGCTCATCCAGATGCGCGACACGTTCGTACTCGTCCACACCTGGAAGGACGGAAGCCGCGGGCTCAACTTCGGCCCGTTCGCCTCCGAAGCGGAAGCGAAGTCCTTCGGCACCAAGATGGCGTTCGGCGGGTCTGGCCGCCTCGTCAAGCTCTACAGCCCCGGCGTGATGCTCGCCAACCACGACGGCAAGAAGGGGTGGAAGGGCTACTGCTTCGACCGCGAGTGCGGTCACGCCCCCTTCACCCACTCCATCGCCAGCGCCGCGCGAGGCGGCTGCCACATCCCCACTTGCCCCTGCACGAAATTCAAGTCCGCGTAGAACAGAAAGCCCCCCCGCCAGCATGAAGCCCGTCGAGTGGCAGACCTGCCTGTGCAGCTCGAAGCGCGCTTTCGCCGATCGACGCTCCGCCGAGAAGGCCCTCGGCCGGGCGCAGGCGAAGCGAGATCGCCACGCAGAGCGCCAGGGCGTCCGCCGAGGCATCGCCCGCGAGCACCGCATCTACCGGTGCGACCGGGACCTCTATCACCTCACCAAGCAGAGCCGACGCGAGTACCTAGGAGCCGCCGCATGAAGCCCAGCCAGAAGGCCCTCGACAACGGCTGGGGGTGGGTGCTCGGAGTGAGCGGTCAGGAGTGCCGGGTGTACTCCAGGCCGAAGGCCGACCCCGCCAAGATCCTCGAACAGGTCGCCGAGCTCCTCGGCGTCGAGGACATCGCGGGAGTGCCGGCCGCCGTCCGCCAGCTCCAGAAGGACAAGAGGCAGGCCGTCGCCTCCGCGGCGACCGCCTGGGCCGCCGTGCACAACTTCACCCGCCTCGACGGCGGCCTGGAGGGGCGCGCTTGACCCGGGGCGGCAGTAACCGGCTCCTGACGCCGGAAGAGGTGGCCGACTGGCTCAAGGTCAGCGAGATCACCGTCAAGAACAAGTACCGGACGTGGGGGTTGAAGGCCCAAAAAGTGGGCCGCCTCCTGCGCTTCCGCGAGCGCGACATCGTCGCCTACCTCGACGACAACTACGGGTAACGGCACAGCCCTGCCCCGGCAAGAGAGAGGGGCCCATGGCTACCGTTTTCCAGAGGTGCAAGACCGACAAGAGAAGCCCGCTCTACCCGTGCGAGAAGGTGCGCTGCGGCCATGACTGGACCGTCAGGTACAGGGAGCCGGGCGGGCGCACGGCCCGGCAGCGCGAAGAGAGCTTCACCAAGAAGACGGCGGCGGACAACTTCGCCAACAAGATGGAGAACGACAAGAACGTAGGGACGTACATCGACCCCAACGCGGGGAAGGTCACGCTTCGCGTCTACGCCGAGGACTGGCTGAACCGTCGCGTGATCGGGGACGCGACGTACTCGAACTACAAGGCGTTCATCGACAACCACCTCGTCCCCCGACTCGGCCGGAAGACCATGGCCGGGGTGTCGAAGGCGGACATCGAGCGCTTCAAGGCGGCCATTAGTAAGGAGCTCGCCGCCAGCACTGTGCACGACCGCATGAAGATGGTCAGGCACATCTTCTGGTCGGCCAAGGAAGAAAAGGTCATCCAGGAGGACCCGACCAAGGGCGTTAAGACCGCACCGGGCAACACTGCGGTCGACGAGGACGAGATCCCCACCCTCCCCGAGGTGCGGCTGATCCACGAGCACATCTCGCCTCAGTACAAGCTCGTCATCTGGCTCAAGGCCGGAGTCGGCCTCCGGGTCAGCGAAGCCCTCGCCTTTCACTGCGGATGCCTCCGCGAAGACGGTGTGATCCGCGTCCGCTGGCAAATCAGTTCGAAGGCCAACCGAGGGGACAGCAAGACTCGCCTTGTTCCCCTTAAGCACCGCAAAGAGGGCGAGTATCGCGATGTGCCGGCCGCCCCCTTCCTGTGCGACGAGATCGCCGAGCACGAGAAGCTGTGGCCGCCGATACCCCTGACCTTCCAGGACCAGACGGGGAAGACGCGGCAGGTGGAGGTGTTCTTCGCGCCTCGGGAGCGTGGGAAGGGCATTATGCCCACCGCCAATACCTTCGGCTATCACTTCAAGAAGGCGCAGATAGCGGCCGGGGTGGTGGACGCCGACGGCAAACCGAAGTACACCCCGCACGCGCTGAGGCACTTCTTCGCGTCGACCGCCCTGGCGGCCGGCATTCCGATTCACGAGGTCTCGCGCTGGCTCGGCCACAAGTCGATCAAGACCACGGTCGACCTGTACGGTCACCTTGTCCCGGAGGCGTGGGACCGCTGCCGCGAGGTCATGCAGAAGGCCATCGGGCCCGTGCCCGTCGAGGTCCCGACCGAGGCGCCCGAGGAGTCCTCCGAGTACGGCCCGGCAGCCTGACGTGCTGGATGTGCTGGATAGGTTCCGACCGTGCTGGATCTGTGCTGGATGCGATCTTCAGGAGGAACGTTTCCGCAGGTGGGAGCTCTGCGTCAGACGTTCCGCTTCAACGTCTGAGCGGATGAAATAACACCACGTCGCTTAACGTGGCAAACATGCAGGTCAGAAGGGGTCGGACTCGCGAGAGGCCGACCCCTTCGTCCATCCCGTGCTGGATCGGTGCCGGATCTTCTGACTCGACGTCAGGCGTACTCAGGTGTCGTACACAGTGGAGCGATGCCCGACGTGCACGACCCACACCACCAGCTCGCCGTTGTCGATCGTGTAGATCACGCGGTAGTCGCCCACGCGTAGGCGGCGTCGGTCGGGTTGGGAGACGAGGGCGGTGGTGTTGAACCCCAGAGGGTCATTCTCCAGCTCGGTCAACTTGGCCAGAATGCGGAGAGCCATGTCTCGCGGGACCTTGCGGAGTTCGGCCTGAGCCTCGGGCCGGAAGGCGGTGCGGTACTCACTCACTGCGCGCCAGGGTCTCCCTCATGATGTCCTCGATCGGGATGCCAGGTGCTGGGTTGGCCATGCGCTCGTCGATGATCCGGTTGATCTCGCGCTCTTCCCACTCCTGGTATTTCCGGAGCACATCGATGGACACCACGGCAGCCACCTCCTTGCCTCGGCGCGTGATCACCGTGGGTACGTCGTCACGGTCGGCTCGTTCCACGACCTCGGCCAGGTGCGCCCGGACATCGCGGATGGACTCTATGGGCAGCGGCTGCGTCAT